CATCTCCAGCTCAGCCTGGCTGCGCACTTTGCGGGCACGCACAGGGGCCAGCGATTCGGCCAGCTTCTCTTTGGACATCGCGATGATTTCGGCGAAGGGTTTGAGTTTCATGTTGTTGCTCCGATCAAAAGAAGTTTGTTGTTTGCGTTCCTCATGAAGGACAGCGGGTCGGGTTTGGCCGGGTCCGTCGTCAGCGACGTGGGCGCTGGCACGGGCTGGATCCGCGGCGGCTCGTTGATGTAGCGCATGTCGCGCACCATTTCGCGGTGTTCGAGTTCGTGCAGCCGTTCGCGGAAGTACTCGTACTCGTCGCGGCAGCTTGCGCGGTCCATTCTCATGCGCAAGTGATCGCGCTCGGCATACATTGGATTGATGATTGCCATCGTTGTCTTTCAGGTGGGGCCTACTCGCTGCGTCTGGTGGGCTTTTACAAGTCGCACTCTTATCTTGTGGGTCACTTCTGACTCGACCAGCATCCGCTTTCGACAGCCCCGAACTTCATCAAGACAGGAAGTCCTCTTCCACGGCGCTGAAGACGTCTTCGGCCTTCACGCCACCTGCGGACAAGCGCTCACCGTCGCGGGTCTTCTGCACGGCGTCCAAGCCAGGCGAGATGCCCTTGTTGGTCTTGCCTGCATAGCCGTAGAACGAGATGCGCACGTTGCCGTAGCAGCCGCTGTAGATTTCTTCAGGGTCGATGATCGGCTCGACCTTGGCGTTCACCACGGCGGGGCGGCGGTTGTAGTTCGCGGCACGCAGCAGGTAGTGGCCACGGTTCTCGTCGCCCTTGTACTTGTAGTTGCCGTCGTCATCCTTCGCGTCGCCGTCCAGCAGCGGGGACTTGATGCCGGTCTTGCCGACCTTGGCAGCGTCCTTGGTCTTGGCGGCGTTGATCGCTGCCTTGATCGCGTCCAGCTGCGGGTGGTCTTTGGGGACCAGGGCGGTGAGGGACCAGCTGCGGCGGCCGTCGTCGTTGGTCTTGCCCTCGCCGAGGACGTAGACGTAGGACAAGCGGACGTCCTTGATGGTGATTTCGTGAGACATGATGTATCGCTCCTTGCGTTACTTGGTTCCTGAGCTACCGGCTCAGGCGTCGGTTCCTGCGATTGCAGTGAAATGGGATGCAGCGTTGATGGCGCTGCGCTTGTCGGATTCGGGCACCAGCGTTGGCTTGCCCTGTGGTTTCTCGATCAGAGGCTCGTCGCCCTTTTCGAGCAGCTCGGCGAACTTCTTCTTGCCGATCGCCTTCTCCATGGCCGTGATGCCCAGCAGGCTGCGCTCGTAGATCACGGCCTCGGGGAAGCCGCTCTCGATGAGCTTGGCGGCCACCTTGTCCTGGTTGACGTACTTGCGGTTGCTGCGGCCCTCGACGAGCTTGTAGCCGGGGATGTGCACGCCGCGCTCGGCCTGCGTGAAGGCGAACTCCTGCACGTCCTTGAGCCACTTGATCGCCGCGTCGGCCTTGTCCAGTACCTGGCACACCTGTTCGGTGGTCAGCAGCTCGGGCGCCAGCAGGCTGAACTCGCGGCGGGCGATCTCCATGGACTGGTCGTTGCGGGCCTTGCACGTGAAGCGGGCCTTACAGAACCCGTCAGAGCAGTGCTCGCCTGCGACGAACTGGCCCTTGCCTTCCCAGGCGAGCTTGGCCGCGGGCACGACCACGTCGTCAGCCCAGCGGAGGAGTTCCTCCACGGTCAGGTCTTCGCTGCCCCAGTTGTCCAGGCGCGGCTGCATGACGGTGGTGCGCACGTGCGTGATGTCGTACAGGTGCGACAGCTCGTTGTAGCCGCCCAGGCCGTACAGGCGCATCTGGCTGTTCTCGAAGGCCGACACGGGGATGCCCTTGCCGTACTTCAGGTCCAGCACTTCGACCAGGCCGTCGGTGATGATCACCAGGTCGCCCGTGCCGAAGCCTTCAGGCACCCAGCGGCTGAAGTTCAGGCGCTGCTCGACCAGGATGACCGGGTCTTTGCAGCGAGCCTTGGCCTCAGCCACGCGGTCCATCGCGAACTCGACGGTCTGCTGGACGTAGTCGCTCAGCTCCTGCGACCAGTACTTGTTCGCGTGGAATGCGGCGACGATCTCGGTGTCGGCAGGACGCTGGTTGAGGGCCACCTCCATGCGGTAGGCGAACACCCCATGGGCGAACGTGCCTTCCGCGCTGAACTCGGTGTCCTCGTCCAGGAACTGGTCTTCGAGGTGGGCGCTCGGCGTGCACACCAGCCACTTGGCCGATCCGCTCGCTGAGAGCTTGGCGTGTGCGCGATTGATTGCGTGGACGTCGACGATGTTGTTCACAGCAGTGCCTCCTCGGCGTCGTATGGGTTTGGCTTGGGCTGGCGCTTGTTCCAGTTGGCGGGCAGGAGCTGCTTGCCCTGCTCGTCGAACTGGGGGAACGGCCAGTGCGGGTTGTACTGGCTCACACCGGCGCTCCGACGATGCCGTCGTCCGGCAGGATCAGGTTGGTGCGGGCCTGGACCTTGGCCTCTTCGACCTGTTCGGGTTCCTTGGTCCACGCCACGGCAGCGGCCAGGATGTCGCTGGCGTGCTCGCGCAGGTACAGGCCGACCACCTCAGCGGTGCTGAAGATCGTCTTGTCTTCGGTGAGAGGCGGGTCGATGGCCGCCTGGAACACGATCTCGTCGCCCACGTCTTCGATCTGGATGAGTACCTTGGCCATTACAGTGCCTCCGCCTGTTGCATCAGCTCGCCGAACTTCTCAGCGGGGATGTCGGTCAGCTTCTTGGCGCCCATGCTGCCGATCAGCGCGACCACTTGCGTCTGCTTGCCTGCTTTGCTGAGCTCAGCCAGCTTGGCGCGAACTTGCTCCAGAGATACGGCGGGCGCGGTCGATGAGGCAGTCGGTGCAGCGGCTGCTTCCGGTTCGGAAGGTGCCGCAGCAGGCTTTGGGTCAGAAGGGGATGCAGTCTGCTCCGTAGCAGTGGAGTTTTCCGTACCAGAGTCGGCCAAAGGGGCCGGTGCCGGTTCCGCAGAGGTAGCAGCGGGCTTGCGTGCCCGCGTCGCTTTTGGGGCAGCGGGCTGCTCCACGGCTGCGGTCTCGACGGCCTGTGCTGCTTCGGCAGTCGGCGCGGCGTCCAGCGCGAGGTACTGCGCCATCAGCTTGCCGATCAGATCGGCCTGGGCGCTGTTGCCCGGAGTGAATGTGATTTGGATCATTGCCATCTCTCTTTCTTGGTTAGGGTTTGAATGCTTTCGCAGGGGTCTGGTGAAGGCGGCCAGTCATCTTCTTGGCCAGGCTTTCATGCAGACCGTTGGGGAACGAGAGGCGAAGGCGTGTGCCTGCCAGCTCGACGGTGAACGGGTTGGCGCGGGCCAGCTCGTATGTCGGGTACGCACCGGCCAGCAGCGCGTGCTTGAGCTGCGACTTGGTGAACACCTCGAAGTGGTTCATCTCAGCCCGCCTTACGCAGGACGCGCAGGGGAGTGGCTTGGCGCACCGGCTCTTCGTAGAACTTCGTGCGGAAGGTGCTGGGGGCGACCCAGCCGAAGCGGCGCCAGGTGGCCTGGACGTCAGCGCCCGAGGTCCACTTGTACTGAGGGTGTCCGACTGGGATTGACGGCAGGGTGCGCCGTGAATGTGGGATTGCTTCTTGCATTGCTTGCCTTTCGTTGTCCGCCGTGCTGGCGTTGTGACAGTGTAGCTGTCACGTGCGAACGAAAGCAAGCGCAGGCTGCTAAAGGCAAGCCTGACTGTTGTTTTTCAGCGACGGTCGTCGAGCTGGCTGGCCACGTAGGCCAGCGCCTCTGACAGTGATGTGACCTGCTTCACGTCGGCTTTGACCCCGACCAGGATCAGGTGCTTCTCGGTCGAGCCGTCTTCGCTGGAGAGCTGCGCGAGCTTGGCGGCCACCTGTTCCGGCGATGACGCAAAGCAGAACAGCTGCTCGCCTTGCCTCACGTCGGGCAAGACCTCGGGCACCTTGGGCGGCGCCTGGGCTGGCGCGGCCAGGGCCGTGTCGTTGACCGCGGCCAACTTGTACAGGTCGTCCAGGCGCGAGGCGTCGTTCATCAGCCACTCAAGGGGTGCCTTGGTCAGCTTGCTGACGACGATCAGGTGTTCAACTGACGGCCTGGTGCGCTGCTCCGCTTCGGCCGCCTCCCATTGGGCAACCGCGCTGCGCGTGAGGCCGACTGCAATGGCCACCTCGCGCTGCGTCAGGTCGGCATACCTGCGTGCAGCGCGCAGGCGTTCCCAGAGTTGTGACGGCATAAGCGCGGCAGTTTGCAGCGCTGGCTGTCCAAAGGCAAGTCTCCTCCGCTCGTCAACCATGGGCAACATTTCTGATTGTGGTTAGTTCTACACGATGCCAGATGCTCGCAAAAGCCCGCGCTGACGTGTGCGTACGGTCGTGAGGTAAGCGGTGCTAACATTTCGCCATGACTGTCAAAACCATCATCGACCAGCTCGGAGGCCCAGCCGCAGTGGGACGCCTCTTTGGGATCAACGGCCAGGCGGTGAGCCTGTGGGCAATCAAGGGGCGCATCCCAGCAGAGCGCGTGCCTTCCCTGGAGCGCCGCGCACGCGAGCTGGGGCTGCCCCTGCGAGCCGAGGACATGCGCCCGGACGTGGAGTGGAGCGCCCTGCGGTGAACGAGCTGGTGATCCGCCTGAACCTGGAAGCCATGAAGGCCATGGTCGAGGGGCACGAAATCGTCTTCGACTGCGAGGGCGTGCGCGTGTGCATGCGCTGCGACGACGCGACTGTCGAGTCTTTCCAAGAGTCGGTGCAAAAGGCGCTGCTGCACATGCTGCCCGTGGACGGGCGAATGCACTGACCGTTGCGTAAATGAGACAGACAGATCATGTCAATCACCGATAATTCTCATGGGCTTGGGTCCGGGTAGCTCCCGGACCGACGAGCGCTTATTCCTCGCACTGGGCGCGCCCTTTTCTTTTTCAGTGCGGGTTTTCGAGGAGAACCATGAAGTCCGACAAGATCATCAAAGCCGCTGAGGGCTTTCTCACAGCGGAGACAGAAACACCTGGCACGATCGCAGCGATCCAGCTGGCCACGTTGATCAAGATCGCCGACTTGCTGGAGCGGCTGACCAAACTGGCTGAGAAGGCTGCAGCACAGGAATGACACGGCGCTTTGGTGCGCATGGCCCAGAGTTGCACCGGGCCGGATGGGACGTTGTCCCGATCAAACCAAAAACCAAGCGACCCACCATCGACGGATGGCAGCGGGGCTTTACGACTGAGCAGGTGGACGAGATGGCGGCCAATGGCTATGCCGCCGGGTCCATCGGTCTGCTCGCTCGTAAGTTCCCAGGTGCTGACATCGACGTCCTTGATCAGGAATGCGCCGATGCGATCGAGCGCTGCGTGCTCGACGTGCTTGGTCCGGCGCCTGTACGTTACGGCACCAAGCCTAAGCGCCTTTTGATCTACCGCACGGATGAACCGTTTGCGAAGGTGAAGGTGTTCCTGCGCGGACCTGACGGCGACCGCGGCGCCGATGGTAAGAAGTTCGCCATAGAGTTTCTTGGTGACGGCCAGCAGTACGTCGTCTACGGCGAGCACCCCGACGGATTCGAGTACACGTGGCCGGGTCGCGATGGCCCCGGCGACCTGGACGTTTGGGACTTGTCGACCATCACTCGGTCAGACGTTGATCGACTTATCAGCGCATTACCCGAGTACCTGCCTGACGGCTGGGCCATCGTTGACAGCAGCGCCAGTGCTGCTGACGCGTCTGGCGACGCCCTCGCGCAGATCAAGCTGCCTCTGGACGGCTGGGACATCGAGCGCGTGGACATGGAGGTCATGCCGTACCTCGACGGCTTCGACGAGTACGAGGCCTGGATGCGCGTGGGCATGGCCCTGCACCACCAGTTCGAGGGCGAGCTGGAAGCGCTGGAGCTGTGGGACAGCTGGTCCTCGCAGTCAGGCAAGTGGGTCGAGGGCGCGTGCGCTGACAAGTGGGACTCGTTCTCGGAGCAGCGCTTCCAAGGCAAGGGTGCTGTCACCCTGGCCACGCTGATCCATGAGACCAAGCCCGCCCGCGACGCCGCCCAGGCCGCAGCAGCCAAGGACGCGATGGAGGAAGCACGCGAGGCCATCGCTGCCTGCCCCGACGACGTCACGCTGCGCGCAGCTGTCGCCGACAAGATCAAGAAGGACGACCGCCTGGACAAGGCGCAGCGCGAGATTCTGGGCGACGCCTGGAACGCGAAGCACCGCGAGCTGACCGGCACGCGACTGCCCAAGGCCGACGTGCGCAAGCTCCTGGGCACCACACGCCCGGTCGTCGTTCAGGAGGTCAACGCCGAGGCGCCCGAGTGGGTCCAGCCCTGGGTGTTCGTCACCGAGGGCGACAAGTTCTTCAACATCGAGACCAAGCAAGAGGTCACCTCGCTCGGGTTTCGGGCGATGCACAACCGCCTCATGCCGTTCGACGAGCACGGCAACCGCGAGAAGGCAGACCAGTGGGCCGTCGAGACCTGGAACACACCCGTGGTCGCGCACAAGGCCTACATGCCTTCAGCCGGTCCCGTGTTCGAGATGTTCGGCCTGCAGTGGGTCAACCTGTACAGGCCGGAGAGCGCACCCGAGGAGCCGGTCTCGTTCTCGGCCGAAGACCTGGACGCGATCGAGGTGGTCAAGGGCCACTTCGAGACCTACCTGGCCGACCAGCGTGAACGTGATCTCCTGCTGTCCTGGATCGCGCACCAGGTCCAACACCCAGGCGTGAAGGTGCGTTGGTCGCCCTACGTGCACGGCGTGCCAGGGGACGGCAAGTCGTTTTTCTCAGAGCTGATCGCCGTGGCCATGGGCGCGCAGAACGTGCGGTCCCTGAACGGCTCGACTCTCGAGTCCAACTTCACCGACTGGGCCGTGGGCTACGCGGTGGTGGCCATCGAGGAGATGAAGCAGCACGGGCATAACCGGTACGACATCATGAACCGGGTCAAGCCGTTCATCACGAACACCGCGATCGAGATTCACCCCAAGGGCAAGCCGTCCTACACGGCGCCCAACGTCTCCAACTACATCATCTTCTCCAACTACCTGGACGGCGCGCCGGTCGACGAGGGCGACCGCCGCTACATGTTCCTGTCGTCGCAGCTGACGACCGAACGGGCGAAGGAGCTGACCGAGGAGGGCTACTTCAAGACCCTGTTCGACGCCGTCAACGGGCACGCCGGAGCGATCCGCAAGTGGCTGATGGGCGTGGCAGCGCATGCGGAGTTCGACCCGAACGGCCGGGCGCCGGACACCGCGGTCAAGCACACGGTGGTCGAGATGTCGAAGTCAGAGCTGGACATCGCCGCCGAAGAGCTGATCGAGCGGGGCGCCGCCGGGGTGGGGCGCTTGGTCGTCTCGTCGGCGCACTTCACCCGAGCCTTGCAAGGGGCGGGGGACGACGCACCGGCTGGGTGGCGGGTCAACGGGCTGCTGACCCGCCTGGGTTTCCGCTTCGCTTTCCGCAAAAAGTGGAAGGGCGAGGCGTGCCGAATCTGGGTGAAACAAGGGCACGCGGTGACAGAGGAGAAGGCGGTCGAAGAGCTGACCGCGTCGCTGTTGATGGCTGCTGACTTCGATTTTCTGGGGTGAGCGATGAAAAACAGCCTCAACACTGTCACCCGGACACACTGTCACCCGAACTGTCACCCGCGTTTTCAGAGGGAAGGTGACAGAGGTGACAGAGGTGACAGACATAAAGGGTCGTGCACATACGCGAGTAATCGTGTTTCCCAAAACACAATGTATGTCTACGGAGCGGCTGTGCGACTTCAAACCGTCTGTCACCGTCACCTTGTCACCTTTTTCGGCCGTACGGCCCCCGTTGGAACAGGAGGCCGCAATGGCTGAAAAGAAGATCGAGAACATGTTGGTGGACGAGGCGAAGCGCCGCGGAGGGCAGGCGTTCAAGTTCGTCAGCCCTGGCATGGCTGGGGCAACGGACCGCCTGGTGCTGCTGCCGGTGCCGCCTGAGCACCAGGAGATCGTGCAGCGGTACGTGAAGCTGGTGGAGGTCAAGGACACGGGCGAGGTGCCCAGGCCGCTGCAGGTGTGGTTCATGAACGAGGTCCAGAAGCTGGGCCACTGCGCTGAGTGGGTCGACCGCAAAGAGCGGGTGCTGGGGTTGTTCCAGTGAGAACTCTGGCCGATTTCCGCGACTACCAGCACCGCGCCCTGGCGTTCGGCCAGGCCACCCGGCGGTGGTACTTCGCCGCCAAGGCCGGAGCGGGCAAGACCGGCGTGGCGCTGGCGCTGGCCGAGCACTGTCTCTTTGACGCCTTCGAGACCCAGGCGGTGCTGGTGGTGGCGCCCAAGCGGGTGGCCCTGCAGTGGCCCACCGAGGCCAGGAAGTGGGCCTTCAGCAGGCATCTGGACTTCGCCCGGTACGTGGGCACCCCGACGGCACGAAAGGCGGCGCTGGCCCAGCTCAAGGCCGGGAAGGCGAACGTCCTGTGCTGCAGCTTCGAGTTTTTTCCCGAGCTGGTGAAGGCGATCAAGGCCAAGGACTGGCCGTTTGGCCTGGTGATCTTCGACGAGGCCAGCCGACTGCGTAACGGTGGCCGCCAGGGCAGCGTGACCTGGAAGGCGATGAACGCGATCAGCCGCAAGACCGATGCACGCATCTGCCTGATGAGCGGATCACCCAGGCCAGGGACGGCGCATGAGCTGTTCGGCCCGGTGATGCTGCTGGACCATGGCCAAGCCCTGGGCACGACGCTGGGCGCCTTCCGCGAGGGGTTCCTGGAGCCGGACAGTTTCGACCGGCGCAGCGGCCAGGTGTTTAGCTGGAAATGCCGCGAAGGCATGGAGGCTGAGCTGTACAAGGCGATCCGCCACATGTACTTCGCCGTGGCCCCGGACCTGGGTCTCAAGCACGTGACCATCGACCGCGAGGTCGAAATGCCGGACGAGATGGCAGCCATGTGCCGGGAGCTGCAGCGCGAGGGCGTGATCAACCTGGACGAGCTGGAGGTGGTGGCGGGCAGCGCGGGCACCGCGGCAGGCAAGCTGCACCAGATGTGCCAGGGCGCGGTGTACAGCGTCGACGGTCGCGTGCAGCCAGTGCACGACGAGAAGCTGGACGAGCTGGAGGCGGTCCTGGCCGAGATCGATGGCCCGGCCATCGTCTGCTACTGGTACGAGCACGACCGCGACCGGCTGATGGCCAGGTTCAAGCACGCGGTGGACATCACGACGGACGAGGGCATGGACGACGCGAAGGCGGGGCGCGTGCAGCTGGCGCTGCTGCACCCTGCGAGCGCTGGCCACGGCATCGACGGCCTGCAGGATCACTTCGCGGACATCATCTGGTTTGCGATCCCTGCGTCGTTCGAGCTGTACGACCAGGCGAACAAACGGATCATCCGCAGCGGCCAGCAGGCCACCGTGCGGGTGTGGCGGATCATCACCAGCAACGGCATCGTGGACCCCAAGGCGATCACACGCCTGGCTGAGAGGGAGGCCGAGCAGGACAGATTCTTTGACTACATGGAGCAGGCAGCATGAGAGTGGCAGAACGAATCATCAAGGCACAGGGGTCAGGCAACCTGGCCGACAAGCCCGAGGGGCTGGGCGACGTCGATGTGATCCGGGCTGTCGGATTCACCGCGGCCAAGGCGCCCATCGGCGTGAGCCTGTGGCGGGTCAAGTACCAGGGCGATCACCAGGAGCTGCCACGCCTGGCCGACATGCTGATCGAGCTGGCCATGAAGCGCAGCTGGGCAGCGGACCTGGTGGAGGCGTCGAGCCTGGTCAACCGGGTGCTGCGGCACTACCTGGACGACCTGTGCAAGCAGTGCAGCGGGCGCGGGTTCCGGCTGATGCCTGGGGCGCCGGTGCTGTCCGACGACATCTGCCTGGACTGCGGTGGCCAGGGCAGGCTGCCAATGGAAAAGGCCACCGACGGTGCGGTGGCCTTGCTGGACGCCATGCAGCGCATGGAGAAAGAGGTGGCAGGCGCGGTGATGCGCCGCCTGGCTACCGAGATGGAACTTTGACCTTGAAGCCTTCGCGGACGACCTGCCCGCAGCACGGGCAGATTTTCTTGTCTTCACGGCGGGCCAGCGCACGGCTGACCGCCGACGCGTTGATCCCCACCTTCTTAGCCGCCGCGTAGGCGGTCATGCCGTCGATCAGCACCAGGTCCAGGGCCTGCATGGTTTTGCTTTTTGCCATGGCCGGGACACTAGCAGGAACGGGCAGAGACGGGCAATAGTGCGCAATCGCGCCACGGCCATGGAAGGCCAGGGCAGCGTCCGCGGACTTGTGCTTGCAGGCCGGGCCATAGGCCACCACGGTGCGGTGGTCTTCGTCGGGGCCGTATACCAGCAGACCGTCGACACCGTCGTGTGTGGCCGCTTTGCGGATAGAGCCGCGGCTCTCATCGGCGAAGAGGTCGAGCAGCTGGGGAAGGGTGATGGGGTTCATGCGCCAACCTCCGTGGCGTTGCGAACTGCGATGCGGGCAGCGTGCTTGGCGACACGGCGAGCGCGGGACGTCTCAGGCGTGCCGTCGTATTCCGGCATAGCCATGAGCTCTTGCACCGCTTTCAGCAGCTGAGGCGCGGCGACGAGCAGCTTCGCGTCGGCGAGCGAGCCCGCGTCCATCTTGGCCAGCACGACCTGGCCAATCACCGGGTCTGATGCGACGATCCAGCAATTCGAGTATGTGAGAGCCCAGGGGCCGGGGGTGTGAGCGGTGTTCATGTTTTGAATTTTCGGTTGATGTACTTGACCCAGCAGCTGGCGCACAGCCAGCGACCGGGGGAGAGTTCGCAGCCGCCGTCGATCAGGCGATCGTTGTGGCAGCCGTTGCAGCGGCGGAACGCGCCCATTACAGCGGCCTCCAGTACCAGAGGTCGGCGGCCAGCACGGCCAGGCAAACCACCAGGAAGGCGATGCGCCAGGCGCGCTGTGGCCAGGTCATGGTGACGGGGTCGAAGTCAAAGAGGTCGTGTTTCATTTGGGGTTCCTTGGGGTGATCGGGTTGAAGTCTCCACGGGCGAAGCGCTTGAGCCTGGCCAGTTCGTTCTTGATGCCGCGGCAGTCGCCGGGCGAACCCGGCAGCACGAACATCGCTGTCGTGCCGTCACTGCGCGTGACGTGTAGGTGGTAGTGGCTGCTGCGTGGCCGGTCGAGGCCTGCGAGCACAAGGCCCGCTTCCTCGACCAGCTGCTGCACCTGGCGGCGCGAGAGGCTCATGCCAGGGCGAGGTCTTGCACGTCCACCACGCCAGCCTTGAGCTGGGCCATGCCGTCAGCCAGGGACCACAGGGCGCGGTTGAGCTTGACGTTCTCGTTGACACCGGCCACCTCGCGGGTGGTCATGCGGCGACCCGTGGCGCCGCGACCGGACACGCCACCGCGCACCAGGTTTTCCTGGATGCGGTTGAAGGTGGTCCACAGGTCGCCCTTGCGGTCCTCGAAGCGGCGAGCCTGCAGGATGCCCTGGGCGGTCACCGGTGCCTTGTCGTCCCAGCGCAGGGCCAGGGCGCTGTTGGCCAGCAGGAGCTGCTCTTCGGGCTTCAGCTCGATCGCCTTGTAGGCGTCGATGCGTTCGGCTGCAGCGCCGACTTCGTCGAGCACGCGGAACGAGCCTTCGATCACGTCGTGCACCACGCGGCCAGAGTGGCGGATGCGCACGTCCTCGCACACGTTGCCAGCGATCAGGCCGTTGCTGCAGACCATGCGGAAGAACCCGGCCAGCAGCTGGTAGGAGCTGGTGCCGTCGTGGCTGTTGACCAGGATGATCTCGGGCACTTCGCCCTGGTTGGCGATGTGGTTGGCGTGGCGCAGGCGGACCATGTGCTTGGTGAACTCTTTGCGGGACAGGTCACGCACACGGGTCTGGCGAACCTCGAAGGGCTGGAAGCCTTCGGAGCGCAGGCCGTCGAGCACCTCAACCGTGGGGATGAAGCGGTACTTCTCGCCGCGCGACTCATGCGCTTCGGTGGCCAGCACGCTGGGCGCGTAGCGGGCGATCTGGTCGTTGGACAGGGGGCTGTTGGAGCGGAAGCCTGCTTGGTTGGACGAAGAGCTGTAGCGGTACATGGTTGTTTCCTTCACTTGGATGAGATGCGGGATTGCATCGCGGTGCCCTCGGGGTAGAGGGCACGACGCTGGAATCACGACTTGATCAGCTCCGCCACCATTCCGGGATACCGGTGGCAGGGGATTCGACTGCATCGGATGTCGGGCATGCGGCGAAACGCGCAACCGTTGCAGCCGTTTGTGCTGCCGTGCTTGTCCGGCGTGCCAGGCACCCAGCGATAGTTGGGTATGGGTGCGTCGCCTGGGCGGTCGGGGGAGGTGTAAGACATGGTGTTTTCCTTTACTGGTGGTCGGCGCGGTAAGAGGTGATCGCGTCAGGCACGAACCACTCTTCGGCGAAGAGGTACGAGATGGCGACGTCACGGGCGCAGCCGGTGGCTTCCATCACGCGTTGGACCTTGCGCTCGCGAGCGGCTTGGATGGTGGGGCTGAGGTACATGGCGGTTCTCCTTCGGGTTGATCAGTACTGGTCTTTGCGGGCCTGGCGGCTGAGGCTGCCCATGTAGGTGCGGCGGTTGGCTTGGCGTGCTGCCTGGTCAGCGTCGGCCAGGGCAGCCTCTATGCAGGCGCGCAGCTCGGGCTTGGCGGCTTCGATCTGGAAGTTGGCCGGACCCCAGCTGACGAAGGTGTCCTTGAGGCTGCGGGTCACCGAGCCGGTGATGCCCTTGAATGTGAAGGTGGCTGTTTGCATGTCGCTTCTCCTGCGTTGCGGTGTTGATGAGCCTCCAGTATAGCACAGTGACAGGCACTGTCACCTAGTTAGGGAAAACACCTAGAAATGTGTCTCATCCGCGCAACATTCAGGGGGAGGGGTTGACAGGCTTGCCGGGGAAATGGCTTGCCCATACAATTTGCGGGGGCCAGTGCGTCTGCAATAAGCCGCACCGCCCAACAACCGAAGCCCGCTCACCAGCGGGCTTTTTCATTTCCGACCCGCTTGCGCGGGTCTTTTCGTTTCAAGGACCGCGCAATGCAGATCACGATCAACATCGACGAGGCCAGTGGCCAGATCACCGTCGAGGCCGAAGGCCAAGAGCCGTATCAGTGCAGCAGCACTGACGAATGCCTGGAGTACCTGAGCGACATGCTCAAGGGCGAAGAGGGCAACGAGCCTGGCCAGGCACAAGAGGCAGCCGAGCCCGACATGCAAGCCATGTGGGACCAGGAAGCCGGCAAGCGTTCACAACCCGGCCTGATGGCCTAACCCCAGGAGAGACCACCATGTCCCAACAGAGCTACAGCGCACCCGCATCGCGCAACCCCATGAAGGCGAGCGGCATGCTCAACGAGAAGGTCAGCGTTCCGCTGCCAGGCACGAACAAGACCCAGCCCGCAGAGAAGGGCGGCGTGAAGTCCACGCCCGCTGGCTTCAACAGCGGCCTGATCAACGGCAAGATCTGAACGACGCCCCTTCGGGGGCGTTTTTGTTTTCAGACGAAGATGGCAAGCAAGAAAAACGCGTCGCGGCTCGCAGAGCTGAACGGCGCCCCGCCGCGCATGGCGACGGCAGAAGACCTGCAGGCAGCAGGCCCACGCACGGGTCGGTCACACCCGACCAACAAGAGCGCGATCACCAGCAGCGCTCCGCACCGAATCAACCTCAAGGCCGTGGCCGAGGCCCTCGTCGAAGAGGGCATGGATCCGACCGTTGAGATGATCCGCATCCTCAAGGCGCGAGTGCCGGTCACCGACGTGAACGGCAAGCCCAAGATCGACCCGAAGACCAAGGAGCCGATCATGGTCGACGCCTTGGACCCGGACACGAAGCTGCGCATGCTCAACGAGCTGCTGCAGTACACGCAGCCCAAGCTCAAGAGCGTGGAGATGAAAGTCTCCGGGGCGCTTGAGCTGACCGGCGAGCAGCTGGACAACCGCATCGGCTTGCTGCTGCGCAAGGCCGCAGGGGCCAAGCGATGAGCACCGACGACACCGTGAGCACTCTGGTGATCGTGGTCTGCGCGTTCTTCGCTGGCTGGCTGGCGGGGGCGCCGGTATGAACCTCAGCGACATCAACCTGGCAGCGCTGAGCGACGACGAGAAGCGCGAGCTGTACGAGCTGCTGCGCTTGCGCGACCTGAAAGCTAAGCGCAACCGACTTGAAACTTATCGGCCGTACGCCAAGCAGCGTGAGTTCCACGAAGCTGGCGCGAGCTGGCGCGAGCGCCTGTTCATGGCCGGTAACCAGCTGGGCAAGACCTACTCGGGCGCCTACGAGCTGGCCATGCACCTCACGGGGCGATACCCCGACTGGTGGACGGGTCGGCGCTTTCCCTACGCCACGCGCTGGATGTGCGGCTCTGAGTCTGCCGAGCTGACGCGCAAAGGCGTGCAGCGGATTCTGATCGGCCCGCCCGAGCTGCGCGAGGAGTGGGGCACGGGCGCGATCCCGTTCGACTGCCTCAAGGACACCAGCATGAAGCAGGGCGTCGCCGATGCGATCAGCTCGGCGGTCGTGCGGCACGTGTCCGGCGAGGACAGCGTGATCCAGTTCAACAGCTACGACCAGGGCCGCACGAAGTGGCAGGCCGACACGGTCGACGGCGTGTGGTTCGACGAAGAGCCGCCGCTGCCCATCTACTCCGAAGGCCTGACGCGTACCAACGCGACAGGCGGCTTGGTGTTCGTGACGTTCACGCCGCTGCTGGGCATGTCCCAGGTGGTGAAGCGCTTCCTGCTGGAGAAGCCCGAAGGCACGCACGTCACCAACATGACGATCAGCGACGCGGAGCACTACACGCCCGAGCAGGTGGCCGCGATCATCGCGAGCTACCCCGAGCACGAACGCGATGCGCGGGCCAAGGGCATCCCGATTCTGGGCAGCGGGCGCGTGTTCCCCGTTGCCGAGGAGGCGATCAAGGTCAAGGCGTTTCCGATCCCCGGCCACTGGCCGCGCATCGCCGCCATCGACTTCGGCGTGGACCACCCGACAGCTGTCGTGTGGCTCGCCTGGGATCGCGACACCGACACCATCTACATCACCGACTGCTACCGCCGCAGCGAGCCAGGCATCGCCGGGCACGCGATGGCGGTGCGTGCGCGTGGTGACTGGGTGCCGATGGCCTGGCCGCATGACGGCCTGCAGCGCGACAAGGGCGGCTCGGGTGAGCAGCTCGCCGTTCAGTACAAGCAGCAGGGGCTGAACATGCTGAAGGATCGCGCCACCTTCGAGGACGGCACCAACGGCGTGGAGGCCGGGCTGTCGGACATGCTCAACCGCATGCAGACGATGCGCCTGCGCGTGTTCAGCCATCTCGAAGATTGGTTCGAGGAGTTCCGCCTGTACCACCGCAAGGATGGGATGGTGGTGAAGATCAACGACGACCTGATGTCGGCGACACGCTACGCAATCATGATGCGGCGCTTCGCCAAGACGCAGGAAGAGGCCAGCGCTCGCATGAGCCGCGGCTTTGCCATGCCGGTGGTCGGCTTTGGCGTACTGGACCCGACCACGGGCTATTGAGGACAACAAGATGGACTTTCCAACCGCAAACCCTGTCGCCGACTTCGATGTCGAAGTTGAAGACGAGCAGACGCTGCAGCAACGCCAAGAGGAGCGGCTGCAGGCGTTCGGCATGAGCCTGGCCAAGCAGCGCGACGAGTGGGTGCGCGACCGCTACAGCTATGGCGTGGACAAGCGGTGGATCGAGGACCAGGACCAGTACGACAACAAGGACAACGTCAACAAGGCCGCGAGCCAGATGATGACGTCCGTCGAGCAGGGCTACCCGGTGACCACGCAGCACGCGAAGGCTCACCGCTCGACCGTGTTCATCGGCATGACGCGCCAGAAGACCAATGCGGCCGAGGCCCGCGTCGCCGACATCCTGCTGCCCACCGACGACCGCAACTGGGGCATCCAACCCACGCCGTCGCCCGAGCTGATGGGCATGACCAAGAAGGACGACCCCGCCTTTGACCCGCGCACCGGCCAGCCTGTGATGGGCAAGCCGATGATGGGGCCGAACGGCGAGCCGATGCCCCCGAAGCAGATGCGCGTCAAGGACGTGGCCCGCGCCGTGATGGAGATGGCCCGCCGCAAAGCCGAGGCGATGCAGCGCGAGATCGACGACCAGCTGGTCGAGTGCGACTACAACGGCGAGCTGCGCAAGGTGATCCACCACGCCGCCGTGCTGGGCACGGGCGTGATCAAGGGGCCAGTGGTCGAGAGCCGCACGCGCAAGGCCTGGGTGCCCAAGGTCGACGGCACCGGCGCCACGGTGCACATGATCGAGTTCGTCAAGGAGTTGAAGCCTGCCAGCTTCAGCGTCGACCCGCGCAACGTGTGGCCGGACCCCGGCTGCGGCGAGTCGGTGCACAACGGCAAAGGCATCTACGAGCGCGAGCAGATCACCACCAAGCAGGTGCGCAGCCTGGCCAAGCAGCCTGGGTTCCTGAAGGGCCAGCTGCGCAAGGTGCTGGAGGAAGGCCCGAAGAAGTCGGCCACCTTCCAGGAGATGAAGGACGAGGACCAGCGCAGCGTCGCCACCGACGTCTACGAGAAGTGGGAGTACTGGGGCGAGATCGACCAGGAAGACCTGCGCGCAGCTGGCGTGAAGGTGCCCGAGGACACCGACCCGCTGGAGACGATCAGCGCCTGCGTGGTGATGATCAACAGCACCGTGGTCAAGGCCTACCTGAACCCGCTGGAAGACGGCCAGCTGCCGTATGACTTCTACGTCTGGGAAAAGGTGGCCAACAGCGTGTGGGGCTACGGCATCCCGTACCTCATGCGCGCACAGCAGAAGGTGCTGAACGCCGCGTGGCGCCAGATGATGGACAACGCTGGCGTGTCCAGCGGTCCGCAGATCGTGGTCAAGCCTGGGACCATCACGCCCGCCGACAAGCAGTGGCAGCTGTCGGCTCGCAAAATTTGGTACGCCCAGGACGACGTGGACGACGTGCGCAAGGCGTTCACCACGTTCGAGTTCAACAGCCACCAGTCCGAGCTTGCCGCGATCATCAAGATGGCCACCGAGCTGGGCGATCAAGAGACCGGCGTGCCGACCATCATGCAAGGCGAGAAGGGCGCAGCGCCTGACACCGTCGGCGGCATGCAGATGCTGATGAACTCGGCCAACGTCGTGCTGCGCCGCCTGGTCAAGCAGTTCGACGACATGGTCACCCGCCCGCACATCCGCCGGTACTACGACTACAACATGATGTACGGCGAGGACGAGGAGATCAAAGGCGACTTCCAGATCGACGCCCGCGGCTCCAGCGCCTTGATGATCCGCGACATCCAGAACCAGGCGTTCATGAACCTCTTGGCCGCTGCGGCCAACCCGGTCTTCGGCATCTACATCGACGCCGAGAAGCTCTTCCGCAAAGCGCTGCAGGCGCAGCACGTGGACCCCGAGGAGGTGTTCAAGTCGGAGGAAGAGATCGAGCGCATCAAGGAGCAGCAGCAGAACCCGCAGCAGCAACAGCCCGACCCGCGCATCCAGGCCGCACAGATCCGCGCCCAGGCCGACATGCAGAAGGTCCAGGCCCAGAACCAGGGCGACATGCTGGAGCTGAATACGCGCCTGCAGATCGCACGCCAGCAGTCGCAGGACCGCATGGCCGAGCTGGCGATGCAGCGCGAGCTGGAGATGCTGCGCATGGCCAACACCCAGAACCTCAGCCTGGAGCAGATCAAGGCCAAGCTGGCCGACACGGCTATCCGCGAGCGCGGCAAGAAGGAGCTGTTCGCTGCCGAGCAGCGGCTCAAGCTCGTCGCCGGATCAGGAATCTAAGGAGCACACACCATGGCAGACACACTTACCGCAGACATCGCGAAAGACCTCATGTGGCGGTCGATGACGACCGGCGCACCGACCTCCGAGTTCGACAAGTACGGCGGCTACAGCGCAGTGGCCGACCTGTACAGCCGCAACGGCGGCACGTATGACCGCAGCACCATCTCTTCGGACTTCCTGAACCGCGCCGCCAAGACTGTGGCCGACACGGGCGTGGGCAACCTGGGCGTCCTCGCCGACACCAAAACGCCGATGAGTCTGACCGGGCTGAACGCGATGTCGAAGAACGGCGTCGACTCCAGCTTCATCAACAAGGCGGTGAACGACTACGGCGTCTACGGCCTGGTCAGCCAGTCGCAGTACGACAACCTCAACAAACAGCTGACCGACCTGACCAAGGAGTTCAACACGCTGAAGGGCCAGCGCAACTCCACAAGCAACACGAACAACGGCGGCGCGGCTGTCGCAGGCGGCACGACTGTCAGCACCGACAGCTCCAACTTCATGCAGAACGCCAACCAGAACTACGCCAACAGCGGCGCGGTGTGGGGACCGGACGGGCGCATGTACAGCTCGGCGGCTGCAGCCGTGGCCGCTGGCGTGAGCAACTACAGCACCACCCGCCCGGCGCTCACCAGCAGCGCGGCCAACCCCAACACCGCGGGCGGTGGCTTGATTGACTCGGCCCTCGGTACGTCCGCATCGACGAAGAACCCCTTCGCGACCAACGGCCCGTACAGCACGCAAGTCGCACGTGTGGGGCTGCCCGGTAACGTCACCAATCCGTTCGGCTGATGAGCAGCGTCCTCTCCCGCGACATCGACGCCTACCAGCGCGCGCTCGACCAGTACAACCGGTCGCTGCGCAGCTACAACAAAGGCGTCGACGCGTACAACAACACGCTGGTCAAAGGCCCGAACGGCGAGCCGGTGGTGGTCGACGACGGCTATGGCGTGGTGCAGGGGCAGATGCCGCCTGGCCAGACGCCAAACACCTACGGGCGCACCGAGCTGGATGGCCACCCTGGCATGTTCCTGCTGCGCCAGAACCCGACGACCACAGCCACCGAGCGCATGACCGGTGTGCGCTATCAGCAGCCCATGTCCGACGAGGGCGGTGGATCGCCTGGCTACTACTACTACAACGTCGGGGGCTACGACCCCGAAGGCAGCGAGACGCGCACGCGGCTGGGCGGCGACTGGCGCATGGTCGCTCAGACCGGCTACGGCGAGGCGGCCAGCGACAACCGCTTCACCATGGAGCGGGCGAACAACACGTACCTGGCCAAGCCCGGCGAGTGGACCAAGGAGTTCACGAAGAAGGCGCCAGCGCCCACCAGGGCCGAGTACCAGCGCGCGCAGATGCCGAGCCTGGCATCGGTCGAGGCAGGACTGATCGGCGAAGTCATGCGCGGCGGCGGCCTCAAGAGCGGCGTGCAGTTCCGCCCCGTCTCAGCCGGTACGGCGCCCAACCCCAATCCCCCAGCGCCGGTCGCTCAGACCCGGCCCGCACCGACAACTCCACAGCCCAGCACCGTCGCAAGAGAGGTGCTGCCCGACGAGCCGCTGCCCGTGAAGTACCAGACCGGCACCGTGGCTCGCGTCACCGTTTAACTTGAAAGGAAGACCCCATGGCAACCATCAACAACACCACCGACCGCAACACGGTCAACGGCGCCATCCTTGTGACCTGGCCAATGGGCGGTGCTGACAGCGGCACCCCCTTCGCGCTGCCCTTTGCGACCGACATCACCCTCCAGGTGTCTGGCACCTTCGGCGGGGCGACCGTCGCGCTGCAGGGTTCCAATGACGGCGCAAGCTGGTTCGAGCTGACGAAGAAGGGCGGCACTGCGGCTGCTTCGTTCACGTCCGGCGCGATCGCCGCGGTCAACGAGAACCCTGCGTTCATCCGCCCCTCGACCAGCGGCGGCACCGGCAGCGCCATCACGGTCATCGTGGCATTGCACGCCCTGTTCGACAAAGTGAGCTACTGATCATGGCCAACAGCGACAAGAAGGCGGGCCTCCTCGCTGCGCACCTCTTCCTGGCCCGCGACATCGCCCACCGTGCGCACCTGCGCACAACGGGCCGTGGCAGCGGCTGGGAGCACGACACGCTGGGCAAGTTCTATGACGAGGTGGTCGGCCTGGCCGACGACTTCGTGGAGTGCTACCAGGGCGAATACGAAGTCCTGCTGGACATCCCTCTGATCGACAACGACTACGAGGGCGAAATTCGCGATGTGCTCAGCCAGATCAAGGCCTGGGTGCAGGACAACCGTCAGGACGTGACGGACGATTCATCGCTGCAGAACACCCTCGACGAGGTCATCAAGTTGTTCCAGCGCACCAACTTCAAACTGCAGTACCTGGAGTAAGGCGTGGACAACCAGCAGCTCTTCAACATCGTCGTCTCGATTGCGGGGTTCCTCGCCGTGTTCGTATTCAACTGGGTGACGCGCAAGATTCAGAAGCTCGAAGACAAGGTGGCCGAGATGCCCAAGGAGTACGTGGCCAAGCAGGACTACCGCTCCGACATCGATGAGGTGAAGTTGATCCTCCGGCAAATCTTCGACAAGCTGGACAACAAAGCCGACAAGTGACGGCAGACGTAGGGCAGGGCGCAGGCATGAGCGGGCATTCGCTTAACACTGTTTGGTGTGCCTGCGACCTGACCTAAAATTTCCGGGGGCGAGTGCGCCCAACGAATACCCAAAGCCGCTGGCGACCCCAGCGGCTTTTTCATTTCAATGATCAATTTCAACACCGACACATGGCACCAGCTCCGCAAGTTTGTGGAGACCGAGCTTGGCAAGGCTCGCGCAAAGAATGACGCCGTCGGTTTGAGTGAAGCCGAGACCGCCGCACTGCGCGGCGAGATTCGCTTCATGAAGAGACTACTCGACCTGCCGCAAGCGGCAGCTCGGGAAGTGGTGGCCAGCCCGGACGAATGATCCCGGTTGGTCTGGCAAGTGAGCCGCCTTCGGGCGGCTTTCGTTTTTGGAGGGCAACAGAATGGATGAAGAACAACTGACGCAGGACCAGATGCAGTCCCTGTGGAACGAGGAGGCCGCAAAGCTCGACGCCGGTGATCCACCCGCGAACGACGCGCAACAGGCCATTGCCGCGGACGACAACCCGCCGCAAGACAACCCCGCACCCGCAGATGACCAGGCAGCGCAAGCCGCCGCGCAAGAGGACCAGCCGCCAGCTGCCGATCCGTTTGAAGGTCTGCCAGACGCGGTCAAGGCGAAGCTCGCCCAGATCGACGAACTGGCCCAGGCCAATGCCCAACTGCTGCACCACGTAAAGACCGCTGAGGGTCGCGTGGCTGCCATGCAGCGTGAGTTCCAGCAAAGCCGTGCGGCGCAATCTGCAGTTGCCCCGCAAGACGCGCCGAGCCAGGGACAGATCGCCAAGGCAGTCAACAACCCCGAGAAGTGGGAGCAGCTCAAGCAGGACTTCCCCGAGTGGGCAGGCGCGATGGAAGAGTACGTCGCCGCTCAGCTTGGCTCCGTCAAGCCGCAAGGACAGATGCTGACACCCGAACAGGTGGCCGGTTATGTCCAGCAGCAGGTCGGCCAGGTTGAACAGACGTTCGCCCGTCGCCTGGAAGAGGCCCGCATCGAAGGCAAGCATGAGAACTGGAAGGACACGATCAACACGACCGAGTTCGCCCAGTGGTACGCCATGCAGCCCGCCGATGTGCAAGCCCTTTCCGCCAGCACCGCCGCACGGGACGCCATCCGCATGCTCGACCTGTTCGAGCAAGCGAAGGCTCGCCCCGCGTCGGAAGTCAAGCAAGAGCGCGGAGCACGCCTCGCGGCAGCCGCGACCGTTCGCCCCGGCGTCACCAAGCCCCCAAAGAGCCTGGACGACCTGACCCCGGAAGAACTCTGGAACCACGAAGCAGCGCAGCGCGAGAAGACTCGCCAACAGCGCGGCTTCTGATCATCAATTTTCAACTTTGAAGGAATAGCCAAATGGCCATGCAAAACTACGGCACCGTAGCTTCGCGAAATCTGATTCGCGCAGCTCAGGGCATGCTTGAACACGCCCAACCCATCACCGTTCTCGGTGACTTCGGCACGCAACGCGAAATGCCGCAGAACTCGACTGACACCCTGGTGTTCCGTCGCACTCTGCCTTTCGGCGCTTCGGCCACCGGCACTGCGATCGAAGGCTCCAACCGCTACGTCGGTACGCCTGACATCACTGCGTCCAACTTCGTGTTGGCCGAAGGTGCTACCCCCAACGCCAACACGATCTCCTTCCAGGACGTGACGGTGACCCTGCAGCAATACGGCGTGCTGTTCAAGTACAGCTCCAAAGTCGAGATGCTGTACGAAGACGACATCCCCGGCGAGATGGTCAAGCTGACTGGCGAGACCCTGGCCGAGGTGATGGAGATGGTGCGCTACGGCGTGCTGAAGGCCGGTTCCACCGTGATCTACTCGAACGGCTCCAGCCGCTCGGGCATCAACACCGCCATCAGCCTGAACGCTCTGCGCAAGGCCGCCCGTACGCTGGAATCCAACCGCTCTCGTCGCGTGACCAGCCGCCTGGCTCCTGGCGTCAACTTCGGCACTCGCGCTGTGCAGCCCGCCTACGTGGTGTTCGTGCACACCGACGCCGTGAGCGACATCCGTAACCTGCCCGGCTTCACCCGCGTGGAAGATTACGGCTCGTTCAAGCCCATCCACGACCGCGAAGTCGGCGCGTGCGAAGACTTCCGCTTCATCAGCTCTCCGCTGCTGAAGTCCTTCGCCGCTGCTGGTTCCAGCACGCTGAACGGCATGCTGTCGGTCGGTGGCTCGAACGTGGACGTGTACCCCTTCATCATCATCGGTGAAGACGCATGGGGCCAGGTCGCTCTGAAGGGCATGTCGGCCATCAAGCCGGTCGTCCTGAAGGCCAGCCAGACCAACCACGCCAACCCCCTGGGCCAGTTCGGCTTCGTGGGCGCTTCCACCTGGTTCGCCACCGTGCGCTTGAACGACGCCTTCATGGCTCGTATCGAGTGCGGCGTGACCGCTCTGTGATGAGCTGGGCCGAGGGTGACCTCGGCCCACTGAACCAAGGAGAACCACATGGCTGAATCCATCAACCAGCGCTTGGCCTTCGTCCCTGACGATCTGACCAGCGGCGAGCTGCGTGCTCTGCTGCAGTCGATCCTCGTCGACCTGGCCGCGCTGCGCACCGCGATCAACGCACACACCCACGGCGGCATCACCACTGGCTCTGGCACCTCTGGTGCCGCCAACGCCAGCACCATGGGCACCCTCAACACGACTGCTTAAGGAGCAACCCTCATGTCTTACAACCTTTCCGACTCGAACAGCGGCTACTTGGCCCTGACTGCCGGTGGCCTGGCCGCTGGCAACACTGCCTCGCAGCTGAAAACCGTCAACACCATCACCTACCTGAACAACGGCGTCTTCAAGTCGAAGACCGCTGTCGCCGCTATCAGCCTGACTGGCCTGCCCGTCATCGCTGCTGGCAAGGCCGCCCTGATCGGCGTGTTCCTGGACGGTGCTGGCAACGTGTCCACCGCCATGGGTCCGATCGTGGACTCCGCTGATCCCTGCCCGGTGCCCACCGCCCCGGCTGCCAACCTGACCGTCGTCGGTCTGGCCAAGGTGCAGGCTTCCAGCGTGTTCACCCCCGGCACTACCAGCCTCGGCACCGGAAACACCGCGACGTACTTCGACGTGGCTTCCATGCCTGGCACGGCACTCTGATCAGTTGCCATCTCCCCAATAACCTCCTTGGGGACTTCATGAGAGGCGCCTTCGGGCGCCTCTCTTTTTGGCACACCGTTTTTCAACCACAACCGGAGCATTGAGATGGCAAATAAGAAAGGCCCCATTGAGGGCATCGACCTCGTTGACGACACCCCCGTCGTCGAAACCGTTGCGGAGTCCCGCGACTTCCGTCAGCTCGCTGCTGACGAGGCGTTCATGAATGAGTTCGTGACCGTCCACGTCCACAGCACGACCGACGAAAACCAAGCGCCCCAGTTCATCCTGAACTGCAACGGCGTGAACCAGCCCGTCATCCGCGGCGTGGACATCTCGATGCGTCGCAAGTACGTCGAGATTCTGGCCCGCATGAAGGAGACCAAGTACACCCAGGTGACGCCCAACCCGGCTGCGCCTGACGTCTCGGAGATGCGCGCCCGTCACGGCCTCGTCTATCCGTTCGACCTCGTCAATGACGCGAACCCCCGCGGCCGTGCATGGCTGCAGAACGTCCTCGCTGAACCCGCCTGAAGATGAACTACCTCCAGCTTGTCAACCGCGCTCGCGTCGAGTGCGGCGTCTCCGGCGCTTCCGTACCGCTCACCACGGTGCAGAACGTGACCGGGGAAGCCGCGCGCATTGCGGCCTGGATCAACACCGCCTGGGTTGATCTGCAGACGTCCAAGGACGACTGGCAGTTCATGCTGGAGGACTTCAACTTCAACGTCACCGCGCAGGTGGCCGAGTACTCGGCAAGCGACGCGGGCGTTGGCGCCACGTTCGCCAACTGGAAGCGTGACAGCTTCCGCTGCTCTTCAGTCGGCGCCAACTACGCCGACGAGCAGCTCATGAATTTCATGGAGTACCCCACGTACAGGAATCTGTACAAGTACGGGAACATGCGCACGACCTATGCGCGGCCCGTGGTGGTCTCCATCACCCCTGACAAGAGTCTGGCGTTCGGCTCGGTCCCCGACCAGGCCTACGTCATCGACGCGCAGTACTACACGAAGCCCGTGGAGCTGAGCGCCGACACCGACACCCCCAACATTCCCGACCGGTTCCACATGCTGCTGGTCTACCGGGCGATGCTGTACTACGCGGGGTTCGAGGCAGCCAACGAGGTCTACCAGCGCGGCGAGACCGAATACAACCGGCTCTACAAGCGCATGGAGGTGGACCAGCTGCCGACCATCGTCAGCGGGCCGCCTCTGGCCTGATGGGGTAGCAGATGCCGCTGCAGACCCCTCCCATCAAATACGACCTGATCCAGCTGCGCGGCGGCTTTGATCAGGTCACGCCGACGCTGTCGCTCAAGCCCGGTGTGGTCCGCCGCGCTGCCAACTTCGAGGCCAGCATCACGGGCGGCTACACCCGCATCGCCGGGTACGAGCGCTTCGACGGCCACGCCAACCCCTCCGACGCGAACTACAACATCCTGGTCTGCACGCTCAGTGCGCCGATCACGGTCGGCCAGACCGTGCAGGGCCAGGCCAGTGGATCGACCGGCAAGGTTATCGCCGTCGACGGCAGCAACATCATCATCACGCGTGAGACCAACGCATTCCTGAGTGGCGAGGGCATCGCCGTGGGCGGCGTCGGCAAAGGCACGATCGACCTGGTGCAGGGCGTCGATCGCGACGGTCTCAAGGACGCGACATACAAGGGCCTGGCGGCCGACGATTACCGCGCCAGCATCTCCGCTGTCCCAGGCTCCGGCTCGATCCTGGGCGTGGCGTTCTACAACGGCACGGTCTACGCCTGGCGCAACAACATCGGCGGCACCGAGGCCAAGATGTACAAGAGCAGCTCCACCGGCTGGCAGGCGGTCACCACGCCGACCCTGGCCCCCGGTGGCCGCTACGAGGTCGTGGTCGCCAACTTCGGCGGTGGCACGGCCAACTACAAGCTCTACGGCTGCGACGGCAAGAACAAGGCCTTCGAGTTCGACGGCACGACGTTCACCCAGATCACCACTGGGATGACCACCGACACGCCAGAGCACATCGCATTTCACAAGCAGCACCTGTTTCTGAGCTTCGGCGCCTCGCTGCAGTTCTCGGCGCTGGGTGACCCCTTGTCGTGGACCCCGATCTTGGGCGCGGGCGAGATCGCCCTGAACGGCCCGGTCACCAACCTGCTGGTGCTGCCCGGCGATCAGTCGAGCGGCGCCCTGGCGGTCTACACACGCAACGACACCTCGGTGCTCTACGGCACCGACACGTCCAACTTCCAGCTGGCTGCGTTCAACACCGGCACGGGTGCCATCGCCTACACCGCGCAGAACATGGACCAGGCCTACGTGCTGGACGATCGCGGCGTCATGAGCCTGGGCACGTCGCTGAACTTCGGCAACTTCACGCCCGCGTCCCTGACGATGGCCATTCGCCCTTTCGTGCAGGCGCGCCGCAACCTCGCCTCGGGCAGCTCGCTCAACCGCGAGAAGGGTCAGTACCGCGTGTTCTTCAGCGACGCGAACGCCCTGTACATGACGTTCCTGAACGGCAAGCTGATCGGCTCGATGCCGATCCAGTTCCTCAACCCGGTCACCTGCATCGTCGAGGGCGAGTCGCCTGACGGCTCGGCCACCTCGTTCTTCGGGTCGAACAACGGCTTCGTGTACCGCCTGGACGCGGGCACGTCGTTCGACGGCCTGCCGATCCCAGCCAACATCAACCTGGTCTACAACTCGATCGGCTCGCCGCGCCTGCTCAAGCGCTACCGCAAAGCGAGCGTGGAGCTGACCGGCGACAGCTATGCCGAGTTCCAGTTCGGTTACGACCTGGGATACCGCACACCGTATCTCGACCAGGCCGCGGACGGTTCCTACAGCTCGGACCTGCGTTCGAGCTACTGGGACAGCATGGCCTGGGACAACTTTGTCTGGGACGGCAGCGAGGTCTCGCCGTCCGAAATTGAAGTCAGTGGCACCGCAGAGAACATGGCGATTCGAATCGCCAGCGTGAGCGCGATCCTGCAGCCCTTCACCGTGAACAACATCATCGTTCACTACACCCCGCGCCGAGGGATTCGATAATGCCAAACAGCTACTACAACCACGGGTCTTACCCGTCTCCCAACTCCCCCGGCTCCTCGGCGCAGCTGCGTGCGGAGCTGGAACTCATCACCAGCGGCTTTGCCAAGCTGCCCACACTGTCGGGCAACGCGTACCAGGTCGCCATGGTCAACAGCGCCGGAACGGCGCTTGTCGCATCCTCCGCGCTGCAGGCGCTTGCGATCACCAGCTCCACCATCGACAGCACGCCGATCGGCGCCACGACGCGCGCAGCCGGTAACTTCACGACCCTGTCGGCCAACGGTGCGGCAAACATCGGCACGAATGTCACCATCGGTGGCGGCGTCATCGACAACACGATCATCGGCGGCACGACCCGTGCAGCTGGCTACTTCACCACCGTGGCGGCCAACTCGGGGTTCACCGGCAACCTGACCGGCAACGTGACCGGCAACCTGACGGGCAACGTCACGGGCAACGTGACCGGCAACCTGACGGGCAACGTCACCGCTGCCTCGGGCACCTCGACGTTCAACAACGTCACGATCAGCGGCTCGCTGGACATGGACGCTGGCAGCTCGGCGACCATCATCAACCTGACCACGCCGACCAACTCCGGCGACGCGGCCAACAAGGGCTACGTCGACACCCAGGTCGCGACCAAGCTGTCCACTGCTGGCGGCACGATGTCCGGCGCCATTGCCATGGGCACCAACCGGATCACCGGGCTGGGCGACCCATCGAGCGCCCAGGACGCCGCCACCAAGAACTATGTGGACAGCGTGGCCCAGGGCTTGGACCCCAAGGCCAGCGTGCGCGTGGCGTCCACGGGCAACCTGACGCTGTCGGGCACGCAGACCATCGACGGCGTCTCCGTGGTGGCTGGCGACCGCGTGCTGGTCAAGAACCAGTCCACTGCGGCCAACAACGGCATCTACGTCGTGGCTGTTGGCAGCTGGTCCCGCTCGGCCGACATGGACGCTTGGACCGAGTTCCCTGGCGCGTTCTTCTTCGTGGAAGAGGGCACGACCAACGACAACTCCGGCTGGGTGTGCACGGTCTCGACAAGCGGCACGCTGGGCGTCACCGCAGTCACGTTCGAGCAGTTCTCGGGCGCTGGCCAGGTTATCGCTGGCGCAGGCCTGACCAAGACCGGCAACACGCTGGACGTGGGCACCGCGTCCAGTACGCGCATCGTGGTGAACGCGGACAACATCGACCTGGCCACGACCGGCGTGACTGCCTCGACCTACAAGTCGGTGACCGTCGACATCTATGGCCGCGTCACTGCAGGTACCAACCCCACGACCTTGTCCGGGTACGGCATCAGCGACGCCTACACCAAGACGCAGATCGACACGACCGTCGCGGGCCTGCTGGCCCTGACCGGCGGCACGATGTCCGGCGCCATCGCCATGGGCACCAACCGGATCACCGGCCTGGGCGACCCGTCGAGCGCGCAGGACGCCGCGACCAAAAACTACATCGACACGCTGTTTGGCTCGACCACGTCGGCAGCGGCATCCGCATCCGCAGCGGCCACCAGCGCCACGGCAGCGGCCAGCAGCGCCACGGCCGCAGCGGGAAGCGCCTCGGCAGCATCCACCAGCGCGGCCAATGCTGCCGCCAGCTACGACGCGTTCGACGACCGCTACCTGGGCAGCAAGACAAGTGACCCGACCGTTGACAACGACGGCAACCCACTGCTTGAAGGCGCGCTGTACTGGAACAGCACGGCCAAGATCATGAAGGCGTACGACGGCTCCGCTTGGCTCGCCTCGTACATCCCGGCGACCGGCTATCTGCAGCTGAGCGGCGGCACGCTGACCGGCGCTTTGGCGCTCGCGGTTGGCAGCGTGACAGCACCCGGCTTGGCGTTCTCCGGTGATGCCAACACCGGCCTCTATTGGGTCTCTGACAACATCTTCGCTGCCACCACCGGCGGCACGGAGGCGTGGCGCGTTCTTTCCAATCAGCACCTCTTGCTGGGCGACACGACCGACCGCGCAAGCGCAACGCTGCAGGTGACGGGCTTGGGTCTGTTCCGCGGCGCGGGCAACGGCACGGTGTACCTGGAAGACACAACCGTTGGCGACACCAGCGCGCCGTTCTACTACACCCAGAGCGCCAGCGGTCTGCTGGTGTTCGGCAAGGCCAACCGCTCGGGCGTCAACACCACCGGATCGACATCGCTGGGCACCGTGAACGCGGCGGGCACCTGGAGCCTCGGGACCGCTGGCACGGCCGTGATCACCAACGACACCAACCGTGGCCGCATCGACCTGTACGAGGGCACCAACAAGCTCAAGTCGTTCATGCTGATCAACGGCAACGGCAGCGGCTCGATTGGCATGCGCTCGAACGAGCCGCTGAACCTCTTCACCAACGACACGGTGCGCTTCGTCATTGGTGCCGCTGGCCAGCTCGGTATCGGCGCGTCACCAAGCTACGGCACCGCGGGGCAAGCACTCCTCTCCCAAGGCTCTGGAGCCGCCCCTGTCTGGGGCAGCGCAGGTCTCTCACTCGCGGACGTACAAGCTGCCGCACTCTGTTTCTGAAAGGACTTAAATCATGGCCAAGACCTTCACCGCGCCATTCGCGCAAACTCCAAAGACGGCGACGGCTGTCGCGACCACTGCATCCGCATCGGTCACTGGCGACACGCCGACCAACACGATGCTGCTGCTGACCGCTGGCGCTGATGGTTCGATCCTGACTCGCCTGAGCGCACAGCCTCGCGACACCGTGACAGCCAGCAGCCTGGTGCTGTGGTTGAGCAAAGACGGCGGCACGACCAAGCGAGTCATCGACAGCGCCCTGATGGCGGCTTACACCGCTGCCACCACGACCGCGCTGCCGACAACCTCGTTCAGCAACTACTCCGAGACAACGCCACTGCGCTTGGAAGCTGGCGACAAGCTCTACGTGGGCACGCAGGTCACGTCGTCGAGCGGCATCGTGTTCCGCGCTGAGTACACCGACTTCTGATAGGAGCGCGGAATGGCATACCCATACGGCGCTCAAGGCGCTCCTGCTGTCGGCAACGGCCTTGGTGGGTTGCCGCGCCGCGCAGTTCCTGCTGCGGCTGCGGCGGTTGCCTCCGGCCCCAAGCTCTACCAAGCGGACCTGTCGACTAAAGTGCAGGTCACCTCGTTCTACGCGTCCAGCGTCAACTTTGGCAACGATTCGTACGCAAAGATCACTCACGTCGGCGGCGGCAAGTTCGTCATCCCGTATCAGTACTACAACGGCTCATACGAGACCTACCGGTTTGCGCTCGCGTCGATCACTGAAGCAGGCATCACACTCCTCACGGATTCGAGCAACGGCGACGGCGTTTCCGGGCCCACGATGCGGATGCGCAGCGGGATCAGCTTTGTCTCTGGCAACTACCTCGTCACTCCGCAGAACTGGGACGGAAACTGGAAGCGACTGGACCTGACGACAGGGAGCATTACCAGCCACGGTGCGTTCAACCAGCCGTCCTCGCTCACCATTGCGTCGGGCACATACGCTGGGGTAAGTGTGACCAACATCCAAGGGGCGTACTACGGGGACACCGGGCTTACGCCGAGTTACCAAGATTCGGCCGGGTTTGGCTGGTTTATCTGCCACGCCACTGTCAGCGGCTCAATTCGCCTGTTGGCGCTGAAATACAACTCCACGGGAACTCTTCAAGACAGCTTTGTTATTGGGGATACGGGCGGCAACAACAGTACCCGGTACGTGTGGGTTGTGTGGTGGGAAACCGTCAACGGCAAGCTCGTCACTTACACGATCTCCCAAGACGCAAGCGGAATCGGCCGCATTGCGGCAAGCACCTTTGACATCGCAGCAAAAACGTACACCACCATTGTGGGCCAACAGTATGGCGGGTTCTCCTCATACTCGTACGCCAGCGGGCCGTTTGCCATCGTGAGTAAGGACTTGGTCGCTGTAGGCTTTTCACAAAGCAGCTACGACACCACGGTCGTTAACGGCATGCGCACGACGTTCTACCTTGATAACGGGCTGCCGACCGTCTCAGGTACTGGCGAGTCCCAGCCATACAATGAATCGGCGTCGAGCGGCAACATGCACGATCCGGCCTACATCGGTGTTCCCGAGACAAAGTACGGACTGCGCAGAATGGTCGTGCCGATCAAGCCAAGGTTCTCTCAAACTGCAAACAGTGTTGACCCAATCTACAAAGACGCCAGTATCAGCCCCAAGTACACCACTTTGCTGCCGCTGACGTATGAGTATGAGAGTGTCCGAGTCGTAGACGCCGACGGGATCGTCCGTGTTCACTCGCACCCGAGGATGACGTCTGCGGTTCTCACTTACACCGACAACGCAAGCGACAACACCGACTTCAGTGTGAGCGTCGTTACCGATTGCAGCATTAGCCCGACAGTCTTCCTCGGAACGTCAAAAGCTGAATACAACGCGACCAACTACAAAGCGCTCTCCTTGGTTCTTTTCAAGGCATCGTGACATGATCAAAGTTCAAAACAACACCGCAACCCGCGCCCCCGTCCCGGACTTCTTGCACGGACTCGAACCGGCGTCATTGGCGGACCTCTCTTGGACCGACCCCGCGCTCGGCGTTTCCGACTGCGCTTGGTTGCCTCCTGTCGACCAATCGCCCGCGCTTGGTCAGTACGAGCGCTACGGCGAAGAAACGCTGGCCGTTGGCGATGGCGTGGTCATCGTCACGCGCGCCGTGGTTCCTTTCTCGCAACAAGAGATTGACGCGGCGGTGGCAGCAGAGCATGCCCGTGCAGTCGCTGAGTGCCGTCGCCAGCGCGCCGCAGAGTATCCGCCGATGTCTGACTACCTTGACGGCATCGTCAAGGGTGATCAGGCGCAGGTGCAGGCTTACATCGACGCTTGCCTGGCTGTGAAAGCCAAGTACCCAAAGCCGTGAAGCCTGACACGTAAGAAGAGGCCCGCCGAGTGCGGGCCTTGTTGTTTGTAGGGGAGAAAAAGAATGATTGATCCGGTGAGCGCACTGGCCGCGGTGAACGCCGCAGTGAGCATGATTAAGAAGGCGTCCGGCACGGTCGACAACGTCGCCAGCCTGGGGCCGCTTATCGGAAAGTACTTCGACGCCAAGCAGGTGGCCACCAAGGCCGCGCGAGAAGCGAAGAAGGCAGGCGGCTCGAACATGGGCAAGGCCATCGAAATCGAACTGGCCCTCAAGTCCCAGAAAGACTTCGAGACCGACCTGAAGAACCTGTTCTTCTCGTCCGGGAACATGGACGTGTGGAAGAGCATCCAGCAGCGCGTCGCCGAGATGGACCAGGAGGACAAGCTCGAAGCCGACCGCGAGCGCACCCGCGCCAAGAAGGCGAAGCAGCGCCAGGCGGAGATCAACGAAATCCTCCTGGCTGTGGGCATCGTCCTTGTGTTCCTGATCGTCGCTGGCTGGGGACTCATGGAGTTCTTCGCCTACTGCAAGAGCGCACGGTGTGGGCGATGACGGCGACTGGCGCAAGGGCTTGGACCAGTGGTTCAAGATCACCTGTTACCTGGGCTTCGTCTGGGTGTTCATCGACGTGCTGCCGCATCTGCCTGTGCACATCGTTGAGCGGATCATCGACGGCCTGCTGAGCAAGGTGGGCCTATGAGAGTTTCGATCCGAGAGCTGTACCTGCAGCAGCAGCGTGAGGCGTACCGCGTGTCCCATGAGAGAAATCTCAAGGAGCTGGAGCGCCTCAACTGCCAGGTCAAGGAAGCCAACAACAAGCAGGCGGCCGTTCAGCCCAAGCCTTCCATCAACTCTGTGGACGTCCGCGTATGAAGTACTTCGTCGCCATCGCGCTGATGCTCTTCGCCACTGCGTGCGAAGAGCGCTACCGCTACCCCTGCCAGAACCCGGACAAGTTCGCGCTGCCGGAGTGCCAGAAGCCCAAGTGCCTCTTCACTCAGCAGTGCCCTGAATACCTGGTCGCCCCCATCCTGGAGAAGCAAATTGCTCAACCGCAACCACCAGCATCCGACGCCTCGTCTCAGCGCTGAGGACATTGAAGTCCGCATCTGGGGCTTCGTGGTCGTCGCGGTCACGCTGATCCTGTGCTTCATCGTCGTGGCGCTGCTGTACAGCGTGACGTTCGTGACGCAGCCCATCAAGTCGATGGCGCCGATCGACCAGGCCTACACGAAGATGCTGAACGACATCGTGCTGCTCATCGTCGGTGGCATCGGTGGCGTGATCGGGAAGAAGGGCGTGGGCGCGGTGGCCAACGCTATCGCGCCGCCACCGGTGACAACCACCACGACAACGGTGACGAGCGCACCTGCGCCCGCGGCGCCCGCAACCAGCGCGATGCCCAACTGGAACTGGATGGGCTTCGAGAACCCGGCACTCGATGAGAGCTGGACGCCGCCCCCGCCGCCCAAGACTCCGGCGACCTACATCCACCCTGAAGTCGAAGAGATCGCGCAAGAGCGCGCGGCAGGAGCTGCGGGATGAGCAGCCTGCAGCGCCTGGCCCTTGGCGTGATCGTCACGCTGCTGGTGATCTTCGGCATCTACCGCTTCGGCTTCCACAAGGGCTGGACCGAGCGCGATGTGGAGATGCAGGCCGAGATCGCAAAGAAGAACGAGGCGGCGCGTGCCCTGGAGCAGCGCCTCATCGAACAAGTCAACACCAGCTCCAAGCAGCTTCTGGAGGCCAACCATGTCATTGACCAAAAACAGTCTGATCTCGATCGCGCTATTCGCGCTGGCCGGGTGCGCCTCCCCGCCGCCCGTTGTGTACCAGCCGCCCAAGATGCCCCCGCTGCCAGCGGAGATCGCGCAGAAGCGCCAAGCGAATCTGAGCGACAGACTCTTGAAGCTATTGCAGCCATCGTCGCCGACGGGGACCGAGCCATCAACCAGCTCAACGCCTGCATCGACACCTACAACGCCGTCAGGGAGCAAATGAATGGTGACCGCTGATCAACTGCAGCGCCTGCACATCAAGCCGGAGCTTGCGCCGGTGTTCAACGAAGTGTTCCAACGCTGGGGCATCGTGACGCCACGCCAGCAGGCAGCCTTCATCGGCCAGTGCGGCCATGAGTCCGGCAACTTCACGAAGATCGAAGAGAACCTCAACTACGCGGCCGATCGCCTGTGCAAAATCTGGCCGAGTCGGTTCAAGACCCTGGCCGATGCGCAGCCGTACCACCGCAACCCGCGCAAGATCGCCAACAAGGTCTACGCCAACCGCATGGGCAACCGCGGCGAGGAGAGCGATGACGGCTGGCGTTTCCGCGGCTCCGGCTGGGTGCAGCTCACGGGCCACGACAACTTCTACCACTTCAGCAAAGCCATGGGCGTCGACTTCGTGATGAAGCCCGACCTGGTGCGCACGCCCCAGTACGCCGCTCACAGCGCTGGCTGGTTCTGGGCCACGCATGGCTGCAACGACCTGGCCGAGTTTGGCCTGCCGCTGGACAGCAACAACCGTCCCACCTGGATCAACCTGACCAAGCGGATCAACGGTGGAACGATCGGATTGCCCGACCGCGTGGCGCACACGCTCAAAGCGCTCGAAGTGCTCGGGGAGACCGCAACTACGTAAGCATTGCTTACGTTTGATTAACTTACGAACCCCCGCTAAAATTTGTGGGGGAAATTGTGCCTATAGAAAGCCGCGTGCGACAGCCGCGGCTTTTTGCTTTTGAGGGGCCGACATGGCTACTACGAACAACCCATTCAACATCACCAACACCCTGCCCAACGCGTCAAACCTGCAGGCGGCCGTCAACTCGTCCGCTGCCCCCGAGTCCACCGGGTATGACGCCGCCACGGCGGGCGCGACTGGGTTCAACGCCACGACCGCCGGTTCCAAGGGCTACGACGCGGCCAACATGTCCGCGCAGGGCTACGACGCCAGCAACGGCAACCTGACCAACTGGAACGTGGGCAGCGATCAGACCGTTCAGGGTCAGCTCAAGGGCATCCTCGACTCGAACTCGCCGCTGCTGCAGCAGGCCAAGACGGCCGCCCTGGGCGACATGAACAAGCGCGGCCTGGTGAACTCCAGCATGGCCATCGGCGCGGGCTACGACGCCATGGTCAAGAACGCTCTGCCGATCGCGCAGCAGGACGCGCAGGTCAACGCCCAGGCTGGCCAGACTAACGCGGCTGCGGCCAACAACATGGCGCAGTTCAACGCTGGCCAGACCAACACCGCCAAGCAGTTCACCGCCACGCAGCTCAACCAGGCTGCAGCGCAGAACCAGAACGCCCAGAACGCCGCCGCTCAGTTCGGCGCTGCTGCCTCCAACCAGGCTGCGCAGTTCAATGCGCAAGCCCAGAACAACGCCGACCAGTTCACCGCCAGCGCCAAGAACACCGCCGACCTGGCGAACGCGCAGGCGCAGAACCAGGCCGCGCAGTTCACCGCTGGCTCGGCCAACACCGCGTCGCTCAACTACGCCCAACAGCTCAACGCCCAGGTGGCCAAGCAGATGGACCAAGCGCTGTCGGTGGCCACGGCCAACGCGGACGCGGCGAACAAGCTGCAGCTGACCGAGATGGACCAGCAGACGCGTAAAGACCTGGCAGCCACTGAGGCGGCCTACAAGATTCAGATGCAGTCGACGGCGAGCGCCAACGAAATCTTCCAGCAGACCTCGAAGAACATCGCCGACATCATGGCCAACCCGGACCTCAGTGCAAACCCGGCGGATGGCGTCAACGGCGTGTCTCCAAAACAGGCTGCGGTTAACGCCCAGAAGGACGCCCTGAGGAACGCGATGTCGATCATCAGCACGACCTCTGGCATCTCTGGTCTGAAAGAGCTGATCACCTTCTGATGGATCGCGAGGCAGTTCTCGAGCCGCTGATCTCATCGATCCGACGCGGCACTGCGTTCTCGCGCTTCGACATCCTCAAAGCCCTGGAGGGCTGGGAGGCAATCCCCGTGATGATGGACGGCGAGCACATCGGCAGCGCCATCGTCAACGGGACGGAAATCCATTTCGCTCTGGTGCCGGATTGGCGCCCGGCGTTCTCGCTTCGCGGAATCATCCGCGACTTCCTCACGCCGCTGCTGGAGCGCCGTGGGTTTCTCACCACGCGTGTGCGCCTTGAGCGCGCAGGTGAGAAGAAATTTGTCCAGAGGATGGGCTTCAAGCCCACGTGGAAGGACACGCAGTTCGAGTACTTCATGCTCGGCTGCCTGCCGTTTGAAAGGAAAACCCAATGAACTTCGAGAAGACGTACCTGTCGCGTGAGATGACACGCGCCATGGCGCTCGACCACCCGATCGGCGACCCGTTCGGTGGTCCCGCATACGGTGAGCGGCGCGAGCCGGTAAGCGCCATCCTGGCCATCGGCTCCATGGTGGCGGGCTACGGCGCCGCCACTGCCGCAGGTGCGACTCTCGGGGCGATGGTCTTGGGCGGCATGGCCATGGCCGGTGGCGCGCTCAGCCTGATCGGGAACGTGTCCGGCAACGCCAAGCTGCAGAAGTTTGGCGCGATCGTCGGCCTGATCGGCTCGGGCGGCCTGGCGCTGTCCAACCTGGCTCAGGCTGGTGCAACGACTGCCGTGGGCGAGGCGGCAGCTGGCGAGGCGGCAAAGGCCGGTGCTGAAACCGCCGCAGCGGCTGGCGGTGAAGCCGCTGCCAGTACTGCTGCCAGCACTGCTGCAGAAGCGGCTGCTGCCCCGGCTGCCGCCTCGACGCCTCAAGCGCTGCAAACCGCGAACCTCACCGCGCCGCTTGAAGCGCCTGTCACCGCAGCGCCGTCCATCAACGCCCCCGTGGTGGAAGTTCCCGGCGTGGCGCCGCCCGTAGGCCCAGAGGTGGTGATGCCGCCTTCGGCCGGACCGGCGATGTCGTTCGACTCGTTCGGCAATCCGGTGCCAGCGGGCAGCCCTGCGGCGCTGAGCGCCGACCCGTCGGGCCTGGCCCAGGCTCAGCTCGACCTGAACACCGCCGCCGCTCAACCCAAGGGTTTGATCGATAGCGTCAAGGGCTTTGGCAGCGATCTCATGAACTTCACGAAGACCAACCCCATGGGCGCGTATGTCGCAGCCCAAGCGGTTGGCGGCGCGGCCGACATGCTGAGCGGCAAGTCGACTGCGCAGAAGCGGCAGCTGCAGGCCGACGCCGAGCTGCGCCAGGCGCAAGCCGACAAGACGGCCTACGAGCTGCAACAGGCCAAGGACCGCTTGGCGCGTTTGAACGCCGGTTACAGTCAGGTCAATCAAGGCGTGACGGTCAACCCGAATGCCGTCGTTGCGCCGGTCGACCCGCGCACGCGCTTCGTGATGCTGCCGCAAGCGCAGACCGGCCTGATCTCAGGCAACCGAGTGGGATAAGGAGAACGACATGGCAACGGGAATCATTCAAGACAACATGGGCAAATCCGAGGGCGAGAGCCTCACGCCCGAGAGCGTGCGCGAGAACATGCACATTCCGGCGGACCTGCAAGAGGGCTTCGACCGCGTCGTGCTCGCTGGCATGAAGGTGATGTTCTCCGAGGAGACGCACAGCCAGGTGCTGCAGCAGCTCGAAGGCCAAGGGCCGATCGCGCAGAAGCTGGGCCAGGGCGTCGCTGGCCTGATGCTGATGCTCTTCAAGGAATCGAACCAGACCATGCCCCCGCAGCTGCTGATCCCTGCCGGGATCGAGCTGCTGATGCAGGCCGTGGATTTCGTCAAGCGTGGCGGCCTGGCCAAGCCCACCGACAAGGACATCGGTGACGCCATGCAGATCATGATCGAAGTGATCATGGAGAAGTTCGGCCAGTCGCCGGACAAGATCGCTTCGCTGGTCGACCAGTACGACACGAAGAAGGTGGACGCTGCCGCGCAGCAGATGGGAGCCTGAGATGGATTTCGGTGGACTCATTGCTGGCGCGCTCAAGGGCGGCGCAGACGCTTACGGCCAGGTCGCCAAGACCGAGTACGAGAGCGGCAAGAAGCTGGACCTGCAGCGCGAGCTGAACGAGATGGAAGTCTTGAAGGACCAGCGCATCAAAGACCTGGACCTCAAGCGCGCCCAGGGCGAAGAAGCTCGCAAGCTCAGCCCCGAGTACCTCAAGACCCTGGCCGACGCCGATCGCACCAAGGGCGAACTGGCCGCAGGCAACCGCGTGGCGCTCGCCCCGGTCAACGCCAATGCGGACAAGGTCGAGTACGACGCCAAGAAGCCGTTGGAGGACACCAAGTCCCAGGACGCCACGCAGCGCAAGATTACCGAGACCACCACGTTGGCCAAGGACAAGGGCTACCTGGCCGGTGTGTCGGCGCTCGACGTGGCTGGTTCTGCTGGCGAGCGCAGCGTCGCTCAGGTGCGTGCACAGGGCGATCAGGGCAAGCGCCTCGACCCCCGTGTCAGCGCGCGGATCAAGGTGATCGACGACGAGCTGGGCGACATCAGCAAGGCAATCACGAAGGCCAAGGCCGAGGGTATGTGGGACGAGAAATCTCCCAACGCCCAGTCTCTGGTCGCGCGTCAGCGTCAGTTGCAGAACCAGATGCTGGACCTGCTGGACCAGGGCGGCACTGGCGGTGCTGGCGCAGGTGGCGACAACGTGCTGCGCGGCCTGCTGTTCGGCAAGGGCAACGACGCAGCTCCGGCCGCAGCGCCTGCAGCGCCTACTGCGCCCAAGACTGAGCCGAAGAAGGACGAGAGCAAAGCCAACGTCACGGACCCGAACTCGCCCGCGGGCAGGTTCCAGGCGCGCATCGCTCAAGACAACACCACTCGCGAGAGCACCCGCACCACGCGCATGCGTGAGACGCAGACCAGCTTCAACACGGACATCGGCAACCTGTCTCCGATCGACCTGGTCAGCAAATACAATGACCTGCGCGGCATGCTCACACGTGAGCAACTGCTGAAGCTCAAGCAAGAAGAACGCAAGCTGTAAACCAACATGGCCCAACCCAACATCAAAGCGGCGCTGGACGCCGGGTTCTCCCTCGAACAGATCAACGACGAGCTGGCCCGAAGCGCTGGCGCCAATCTGGTGAAGGCTCGGGCCGCTGGCTTCAGCGAAGAGCAGATCGCAAAGGAGCTGGGCTACGAGCCTCCAGCGCCCGCTGGCCAAGAGCCAGGGATCATCGATCGAGCCAAGCAGGGTCTGCGCAACACGGTCGAGGCTGGCAAGATCAGCACGACCAACGACCCCAACGAGATCGCCAAGCTGGTCGCTGAAGGCCAGAAGGCCCAGCTGCCCGCAACTGCTGCGCAGCGCCGCATGGCCGACGAGATCGCGCCGTACCAGAAGGCCGCCGAAGACGCCAAGGGCGTCGACGCCATCGGCGCCTACGCGTCGCTGGCCGCCAAGCGCCTGGCCCAGTTCCTCACGAACCCGAAAGAGCTGGCCGGTGCGGTGGTCGAGAACCTGCCCAACTCCGTGCCTGGCCTGGCTGCTGGCGCGGCCGGTGCTGTCGGCGGCGCGGCCACGCCGGTGCCCGGCGGTGCGCTGATCGGCGGCATCGCTGGCGGCACCGTTGGCGGCTACATGGTGGAGCAGGGCGCGGCCGTGCGCGACCAGGTGTTGCAGCTCGCGCAGGAGCGCGGGATTGATCCGCGTGATGCCAACGCCCTGGCGCCGCTGATCGCCGAGAAGTACGACGAGATTCTCAGCAAGTCGCGCCTCAAAGGCATCGGCACCGCAGGCACGGACGCCGCGCTCAACGCGCTGACCCTGGGCGTGGCTGGCGCTGGCGAGCGTGTCCTGGCGCGCGAGGCCAATGCCCTCACCAAGACCGCCAAGGCCGCAGGCGCTGCCGGTGACTCGGCAGCACTGGCCAAGGCCACCGCCGACATGGCTGCGCTCGAAGCACGCGTGGCCGCCCGCAACACGATGGGCGCACGTGCTGCCCGCGGCGCTGGTGTGACCACTGCAGAGATGGGCGGCGAAGGCCTCTCCGAGGCCGCTGGCCAGCAGCTGGCGTACGGCAAGGTCAACCCCCTGGACGTGGTCGATGAGTCGATCCTGGGCCTGGGGCAGGGCGCTGGTATGGCCGCTGGCCGTGGCCTCGTCAACAAGACCCTGGGCATGGAAACGCCCACCGGGGTCGAGGTATCGGTCAAGCGTGCGCAGGACGCCCTGAGCCAAGCTCAGACCGCAGGCGACGCCGCCAAGGCCGCCATGGACCTGGCCGACCTGAACGTCGGCACGACCGAGCTGAAGCAAAGCATCGATCAGATGCTCGGCGCAGGCGGCGCGATCCCCACGCCTCAAGAGGCCCTGGGCAGCGGTGAGCTGCTCAAGCAGCCCCTGGCTGCACCGACCGCGTCGACAACCCCCAACATCCCCGCGCTGCGCACGATGGCCGACAAGGACGCTGCGCTCATGCAGCAGGCCAACAACGCTGGGTTCCAGGCCGAGCGCGAGAACGCCTTGGCCCAGGCCGAGGTGGCTCGCGGAGAGCCGCGCCAGCGCACCACGGAAAACTTCGTGGACCTGACGCCCATGGACCCGCGCCAGGCCCAGGCTCGCCTGGCCGTGCTGCGTGACCAGACCGCTCAGGAGGGTGGCAACGCCCTGGGGCTGGCCGCCGTGGCGCACCCCTCGCAGCCGGGCAAGTTCGCCATCGCGCAGCAGCCGCTGCCGTCACTCGATGTGACGTCGCCAGCTCCGGCCGTCACGACGCAAGAAGCGCAGAACCGCATCGAGACCGCGGCACTCACCGGCAAGGTGGAGACCGCCAAGCAGGAAGACCAGAACAGCCGCCAGGTCGTGATCGACCGCGCACTGCGCAACGTCGAAGACCGTGGTGGCGTGGCCAGCCCGGCCGAAGCCCGCATCTTCCAGGAAGCCGGTCTGGGCAAGCCCTACGACCGCATCGACGACAGCCTGGGCCAGAACCTCAGCACCGACGAGAAGCTCACCCAGGCCACAGGCATCGCGCTGGGCAAGGCGCCCCGCAGCGAGTCCACGCAGCAGACTGGCCTGACCGAGCAGCAGCTGGTCCAGCAGGAACAGCAGGACCGCAGCGACAGCCGCATGGAGCGCCTGGCACAGGAGCGCCTGGACCGCCAGAACGCTGCTGCCACCGACGAGCGCGCTGCCGCTCAGGCACCCAACATCGACGCCGTGATCGCCGCGCTGCGCGTGCCTGGCACCGAGCGCACGGCCGAGCAGAACCTCACGATCCGCCAAGGCCGTGACCGCCTGGGCGCTGACTTCCAGATCGCCGAGACCGCTGCACGTGGCCCGTTCAACCTGAACACCGAACAGCGCACCCGCCTGCGCGCCCTGCGGCAAAGTGTTGTTTCTACGCAACAATCTGCTGAAGTCGGAGTCGCGCAGGTGACACCGCTTGCCGACGCAAGCAAGGGCACGATCGTCACCACTGGCGCGAAATTCTCAAGCAACCGCGCCCCGGTGCCGGGTGTGACAGAGACTATCAATGACAACGGCACGGATCACAGCGTCACGTTCCACGACGCCAGCAAGCTGGGCGCGCCCGGCAAGCTGATCAAGCAGATCGCCCGCATCTTCGGCAAGCGCCTGGTGGTGTTTGAATCGCCCACGCTCAAGGCCGACGGCTTCGTGCGCGACGGCGACAACAAGAACATCTACCTGAGCGCCGACTCGGGCATCAGCCCCCTGGTCGTTTTCGGCCATGAGATGCTGCACCTGCTCAAGCGTGAGAACCCCGAGGCCTACCGCGCCATCGCTGCCGTGGTGGCACGCAACCTCAACACCGAGGGCCGCGCCAAGTTCCGCGAGTACTACGGCAAGGGCGCCTCGCTCGAAGAGCTGACGGCCGACCTGATGGGCAACCAGTTCCAGGACACCGCGTTCTGGTCCGACGTGTTCAAGGAGATCGCCGCCCAGAACCCCGAGGGCGCCCGCGCCATCGTGCTGAAGGTGGCCGCTGCGCTCACCAAGGCGATCAACTCCTTCCGCAACGTCATCACCCAGGGCGGCTTCAAGTCGACCGAGTTTGTCTCCGACCTGGACGCCATCAAGGCGGCCATCAAGGACGCCACCGTGGCCTACGCCGGGCAGCAGCGCGGCGAAGCCGAGGCCATGGCGCAAGAAGATCAGTCCGCTGAGCTTGGCCAAGAGGTCACCCAGTCCAAGCGCCGCGCCGACTTCACCAACCCCGAAGACCGCATCGAGGTCAGCACCACCTCGCCCAAGCCTGCGCCCAAGAAAGGGCGCACGTCGAACGGCTACGACGAGAAGTGGGTGATTGACGGGCAGGACGTCCGCGCCACCGACAAGCACGTCGCCGCCGTCATGAAGGCGCTGCAGAGCTACAACACGCTGTCCGGCAAGGGCAACGCCGAGAAACTCATGCAGGAGCTGCACGACACCGTGGTCGAGAACCTGCTGTGGCTGCACGACCTGGTGCCCGCTGACGTGCGCGAGCGTGCCAAGCTCTGGTACGACGGCGCGAACCGCATTGCCACTGATTGGACCAGCAAGTACGGCGTGAGCCTGCGCCAGGCCTCTGGCGTCCTGGCTGTGCTCAGTCCGCAGATGGACTGGTTCAAGAACGTGTCGCTGGGCGAGCGCGTGACGGCGATCTGGAAAGAGCGCCAGAACGAAGCGTGGACCCCGGCCATGACTGACTGGGTCCAGAGCTGGGTCAACGCGTCCAAGGACGTGGACACGAAGGCCAGCCGCCAGGCTGTGCTCGATGAGGTGCGCCCGCTGCAAGGCGTGAAGCTCGCCGACATGAACATGCGCCAGGCTGCACTCTTCGTGCGAGCCTTCGATGAAACTTACTTCGAGCGCCAGTACCGCCTGGTCACGCCCGAGGGCGGCTTCGGCGACTACGTGACCAACTCGGACGACGGCGAAGCCTCCGTGACCTGGGGCGGTTTCGACACCATCGAGAAAGCCGTGTCGGTCCTGAACGACGGTTCGTTCAAGAACATCGACGAGCAGCTCGGCGACGAACACAAGGTCCGCAACTTCTACAACAACATCATCAGCCCCAACAGCGCCGACGGTCACGTGACGATCGACACGCACGCTGTCGCTGCTGCGCTGGTGAAAGGCCTCTCGGGTAGCAGCCCCGAGGTGGCGGACAACTTCGGCAAGGCAGGCGGCAACGCCGAGACGGGCGCAGGTGGCACCTACGGCCTCTTCGCCGACGCCTACCGCGACGCTGCAGCCCAGCGCGGCATCCTGCCGCGCGAGATGCAGTCGATCACCTGGGAGGCGGTGCGTGCGCTGTTCCCGGCCGCCCTCAAGGACAAGCTGGCCCCCGACATCAACGCCGTGTGGGACCGCTTCAAGAAGGGCGAGATCACCCGCGAGCAGGCCCGCGACGAAGTAAAGAAGCTGGCCGGTGGCATCCGCAAGATGGCTTGGGAAGGGTCCGACGAGGGCAAGCCAGCATCTGCCGGTGGTACGTCATTCCGCCAGGAACTCGACGCTGACCCGGCCAAGCGCCAGGCTCGCACGCTCGCGCCCGAGGTGGCCAAGGACAAGGTCAGCATCAGCCTGTCGGCCAGTACCAACTCGATCCCCGGCATCGCCGCGCTCCAGGCGGCTGCCGCCCAGGGCGACGGGTTTGCCCACGCCTTGCTGCAAGACATCGCGCTGGACAACCTGCGCCACCTGCTGGCGGGCACGTCTGCCCGCGTGAAAGCCGACGGCATCACCGGCCTGTATGGCGGCTACGTGGAAAGCTCGCTCTCGGCCGCAGTGTCGTTTGCTGACAACGATCGTGCACAAGTCCTTGCTGCGCTGGCGAAGTTCGCCGAGAATTTCAACCAAGAGCAAGTGCATGTCCGCCGTGGTGTCAAGGCCAAGGCGGGAACCCAGTTTGACGACGGCTCCTACGCCACGCCGGTCTACCGGTGGGAATTGAAGAAAGCCCTTACCCGCAAACAGATCGAGTCGATCATTGAGAAGTCAGGCCTGGCTGGCCTGTCGTTCAACGATGATTTCATCGAGGCGTATTACGTTGGAGATTTCAATGAAGAAGAGTTCACCCGCTTCGAGCAGGGTATCGAAACAGCCGCCGGACTGGTTGGAAAATCGGCTGTCAGCTTTGGACGATCGGTTGAGCGCCTCTGGCCATACGGTCAAGGTGCTGGAGCCATCGGATTCGACCGAGTTCAAGGCGACGTTTCCGCCGGTGATGGCGTCCGCAGCGAAACTGCAAAGCGAGTAGCGCAGTACCTCAACAGCGGCGCGAAGGTCAAAACCTTCGACCAGGCCGCTGAGATCACGCCCGCACAATCCGCGCTGCAGGGCGAGATCGCACAGGTCTACGAGTCGCTCCCCGACAACGACCTCAAGAACCCCAACGTCCGCAAAGCGTATGGCGAACTGGCCAAAGAGGTCATGCGCCAGTACAAGGCTTTGCCGGTGAAGGTCGAAGTGATGAATGGCCAGGGGGAACCCTACGCCAACAGCGCAGCGATGCGCCGCGACATCCTCGACAACAACCACATCTTCATCTTCGGCACCACGCCCGAGACGTTCGGCCCACCAGGCGAAGACTTCACCGGCCACCCGCTGCTGGAGAAGACGGGCCTCAAGGACCAGAACGGCTACGAGCTGCTGTACAACGACCTGCTGCGCGCCGTGCACGACTACTACGCGCACGCCATGTCGCCCACACAGTTCGGCCCCAAGGGCGAAGAGGCGGCCTGGAAGAACCACATGTCGATGACCCCCAACATGTGGGCACGTTGGGCGCTGACCGCGGAGACGCGTGGCCAGAACAGCTGGGTCAACTTCCGCCCCGAGGTGGCAGGTGTGCCCATCACCGAGCGCGAGTTTGCGCGCCAGAAGGCCGTGCTGCTGCCGGTGGAATACAGCCTCACGGGCGACCGCACCGTCGACAAGCCGATGAAGGAGTTCATCGCCAAGCTCGGCGAGCGGGTCAAGCAGGGCACCAAGCCCGCGCCAGGCGCGAAGCTCAGCCGCACACGCGGCGAGCAAGCCGAGAACGACGCGCTGCGCGTGCGCGAGAAGTACCTGGGCACGCCCGAGTGGTTGAAGGCGCCCAACGGCAAGCCGACCAACCTCACCGAGCGCCAGTGGATTCAGGTCCGCACGCCGCAGTTCAAGGAATGGTTCGGCGACTGGGAGAAGCACGCCCGCGCTGAGAACCCCGTCGGCTCCCTGTGGAGCGACGACAACGTCTCCAAGGTGGTTGACGACAACGGCGAGCCGCTGGTCGTGTACCACGGCACCGACAAGGGCGGCTTCAGCGAGTTCAACGAGCCAGGCGGCACGAAGCGCGGTGACCTGGGCATCTTCGCCACACCCAACCGCTCGATGGCGCAGACCTACGTCAAGCGTGGCCGTGGCCGTGAGATCGAGTTTGCCGACATGGAGCGCGAGCCGCTTGAGGGTGGAGACACCAGCGGCTACTACGCGTCGTTCATGAACCTGCGCAACCCTCAAGAGTCGGACTTTGAGGGTGCCCACTGGAGCGGCGAGCGTCACGACCAGTGGAAGGTTGTCTCCGACGAAGACGGTGAGCACCTCTCCACGGAATCTGGCCAGCGCTACTTCACCTCCCGCGAGGACGCAGAGGCGCTCGCGTCTCAGCATGAATACGCCTCAGTTGAAAGCGCGGATTACGACACCACCGGCGAAACCACGGACAGCGTCGTGGCCGATGCCCGCCGCTATAGCCACGACGGCGCGATCATTCGCAACGTGGTCGACGATGGTGGTGGCTACAGCGCCTATGCCGGTGAGCCGACCGATGTGTTCGTCGCGTTCAAGCCGAACCAGCTCAAGAGCGCCACGCAGAACACCGGCGAGTTCGGCACCGACACGAACGACATGCGGTTCAGCAAGCAGCGCATCGTCGGCGAGTCTTCCCGCAAGTACACGCCTGAGCAGCTGGCCATGTTCAAGAACACCGGCCGCACGGTCGAGGTGCCCACGATCAAGGAGCGCATCGCCAGCCTGCGCAAGGACTTCGGCAAGAAGATGGCCCAGGGCCTGGCCGATCAGTTCCGCCCCTTGAAGGATCTGAGCAAAGAAGCCTACGCCCTGGCGCGCCTGTCCAAGGGTGCAGCCGGTGCGTTCGAGGCGTTCCTGCACCACGGCAAGCTCAAGATCACGGACAACGTCTACGACGCCGAGAACACCGGCGGCTTCATCGAGCGCCTGGGCGTGCCGCTGCACGGCGAGCTCGAAGACTTCATGTGGTGGACTGCGGCCAACCGGGCCAAGCGCCTGAAGGCCGAAGGCCGCGAGAACCTCTTCAGCGATGCCGACATCCAAGCCGGTCTCAGCCTTGACCAGGGCACGACCGACTACGACTACACGATCCAGAACGGACCGGAGAAGGGCAAGGTCACGCGTGACCGCACCAAGATCTTCCGCGACGCGCAGGTGACCTTCAACGAGTTCAACAAGAACGCGCTGGACATGGCCGAGCAATCGGGCCTGATTGACGGCGAGAGCCGCAAGCTGTGGGAGAACGAGTTCTACATTCCGTTCTACCGCGTGAGCGAAGAGGACGGCGGCTTCATCGGTGCCAAGATCGGCCAGCCGCTCGTGCGCCAGCGTGCGTTCAAGATGCTGAAGGGCGGCACGGACAAGCTCAACAGCGACCTCTTGGCCAACACCCTGCAGAACTGGGGCCACCTGATCGACGCAGCGGCCAAGAACCGCGCAGCCAAGGCGAGCCTGGAGGCTGCGGCCAACGTGGGCGTGGCGATCGAATCCAACGAGACCACCGTGCGCCAGCTGGGCAAGGCCCTGGCCATGCGCAAGAACGTGGTCTGGTTCATGGACCAGGGCAAGGAGCGCTACTTCCTCGTCGAAGATCCGCACGTCCTGGCTGCCATCACGAGTCTGGAGTTCGCGGGTATGCGCGGCCCGCTCATGGATGCGCTGTCCAAGTTCAAGCACTACCTGACGATCGGCGTGACCGCGAGCCCCGCGTTCAAGATCCGCAACTTGATCCGCGACTCGCTGCAGGCAGTGGCCACCGCGCCTCTGTCCTACAACGTGGCGGGCAACCTGAAAGAGGGCTTCAAGGCCACCGATCGCAAGGGCCAGGACTACGTGTCCATGCTGGCCTCCGGTGCGCTGATCCGCTTCGGCACGATGGAAGGCACGAAGGCCGACAACACCCGCCGCCTGATCAAGGACGGCGTGGACAAGAGCACGATCCTCGACAGCGAGGAGAAGGTCGAGGCCTTCTATCGCAAGATCAAGGGCGCGATCGACGTCTACCAGGAGGTGGGCAACCGGGGCGAAGAGATCAACCGTGCGGCGCTGTACAAGCAGCTGCGGGCCAAGGGCATGGGCCACCAGGAGGCGAGCCTCACGGCGCGTGACCTGATGGACTTCAGCATGCAGGGCACGTTCACCACGATCCGCTTCCTGACCCAGGTGGTGCCCTTCATGAACGCCCGCATCCAGGGCTTGTACAAGCTGGGCAAGTCGGCGCAGGAAGACCCACGCCGCTTCAGCATCGTGCTGGGCGCCACGGCGCTGGCCTCGCTTGCGCTGATGGCCGCCTACGGCGACGACGATGACTGGAAGAAGCGCGAGGACTGGGACCGCAACAACAACTGGTGGTTCAAGTTCGGAGGCGTGGCCTGGCGCATTCCGAAGCCGTTCGAGATCGGCGCCATCGCGACGCTGGCTGAGCGCGGCGTCGAGTACTTCACCGACCCCGAGATGACCGGCAAGCGTCTGGGCAAGAACGTGCTGGACATCCTGAAGGACAACCTGTCGATGAACCCGGTGCCGCAGATGGTCAAGCCCATCATCGACATCTACTCGAACAAGGACAGCTTCTCCGGCCGTCCGATCGAGACGATGGGCATGGAGCGCCTGAAGCCCGAGTACCGCTTCACGCAGAACACCAGCATGGTGGCGCGGGGCCTGTCGACCGCCACGGCCGGTGCCATGTCGCCGGTCCAGATCGACCACGTCCTGCGCGGCTACTTTGGGTGGCTGGGGTCATTCGTGGTGTCGGGCGCCGACTACGCGATCCGCCCGCTCACCAACGAGCCGAGCCGCCCCGAGCGCGACTACTGGAAGATGGCCACCGCGGGCATCGCCAGCGACGTCGACTCGGCCAGCAGCCGCTACGTCAGCCAGATGTACGACCAGGCGAAGGTGCTGGAGGAAGCCTACGGCACCTACCGCCAGCTGTTGAAAGAGGGCAAGACGGCCGAGGCTGCGGCCTTCCGTGAGTCCAACCGCGAGGAGCTGACCAAGTACCGTTCGGTCGAGCGGGTGAAGTCAGCCGAGGCGAAGTTCAACGAGCGCATCCGCATGATCGAGCGCTCGGCGATGGACCCCGCCGAGAAGCGTGCGCGGATTCTGGAGATTCAGAAGCAGAAGGACCGGACGGCGCGGCTGGTGGCTCCGGGGCTGCGCTGAGAAATCAGCCGCAGCAGGGGGCCGTCAAAGCCCCATACTTGACGAGCTGGATCACGGCGCCCAGGAGCCATCCTGCGGCGCCGAGGGCGATCAACCAGTGAACGATCCGCTCAAGCATTCGTCGAGCATACCCTGCTGCTCGCGTGTGCAGAAGTTGTGCACTTCGACTGCCGTTGTGTGCACTTTCTTGCCCGCCTCTGCCGCGCTATGCCACTGATTTTGCGGGACTTTCGGTGCCCATCGGGGTATCGTTGGTGCCCAGAAGAAGACACGGATTGACGCCGTAACCCATTGATCTGTAAGCTGCGCGCTCCCGAGTTGTGCAGGAGTTGTGCAGTGGCTTCCATCGCGCAGTACCGCGGCAAGACCTGGCGCGCCATCGTGCGCCGCGTGGGCTTCAAGCCCATCACCCGTACCTTCACCAACAAGCTCGACGCCGAGCGCTGGGCCGCCGAGGCCGAAGCGGGGATGCTCAACCGAGGCCTGGCCCCGCAGCGGCGCGCGGCCGAGACGGTGCGCGAGCTGCTGGAGAAGTTCCGCGACGAGGTCACCCCCGGCCGCAAGGGCCAGCGCTGGGAGGTGGTGCGGATCAACAACCTCCTGGCCAACGCCGAGTTCGTGCACCGGCGCCTGGACCAGATCACCCCCGCCGACATCAAGGCCTGGCGCGACGCCCGGCTGCAGTCCGTTTCCCCGGCCAGCGTGAACCGGGAATGGAACCTCCTGTCCGGCATCTTCACCCACGCAATCAAGGAATGGGACGCGCCCCTGCGCGAGAACCCGATGCACCTGGCCCAGCGCCCCAAAGGCAAGGCCAGGGAGCGCACGCGCCGATGGACCCAGAACGACCTGGATCGGCTGCTGCAGGCCTGTAATTGGGACGCCAAGGCCAAGCCCCAGGTCGGCCGCGATTACGTGCCCTGGGCGGTCCTATTGGCCATCGAGACCGCCATGCGCCTGGGCGAGCTGTGCGCCATCAAGGTACAGGACGTCCACGCCGAGGACCGCTACGTGTTCCTGAGAGACTCGAAGAACGGCGACGCCCGAACGGTGCCACTCACAAAGCAGGCTCAGCAGATTTTCCTTCACCTCATCGAGGGCCTTGGCCCCGATGACAACGTGTTCCCGCTGTCGTCGGAGTCGCTCGGCCTCTACTTCCGCGAGAAGCGCAACCAGGCGGGCCTCATGGACATACGGTTTCATGACACGCGCCACGAAGCGGCCACCCGGCTCTCGAAGAAGTTCGCCAACGTGCTGCAGCTGAGCGCTGTCACCGGCCATCGTTCCCTCCAATCCCTCAAGCGTTACTACAACCCCACGGCCGCCGAGCTGGTGGCCAAGCTCGATCAGTAGAGGCCCGTCAGGTCCGGCGCCTGGTAGCGCGGGCCTTTGGCGATCTTGCCGTTCGCATCGAAGAGGGGCTGTCCATCCTCGTCGTATTTGGACCAGTTGGAACGGTTCACGCGGTGGACCGCTTCACCGATGTCCATGCCCGCCCGGTAGGCGGCGCCCGTGGCCGTGACGATCTGGTCGGCAGCTGCGTCGAGGAACTCTTTGCGGTCGGTGATGTGGGCCAACACCGTGCCCTGCTTGAGGCCCGTGGCAAGCCAGTGCAGCGTGTCTCGCACCTGCTGAAGTTCGGCCTGCGCTCGGCCGCTCAGGCCGATGCTGTCGAGCTGCTCGACGAACTCCTCGAAGTGGCAGCCCAGCTGCACGTCGAAGTCGCGGGCGGTGGGTTCGGGCTTGGCACGCTGGTGCCAGAGGGCGATGGACTCGATACTCATTTCTTGCATTTCTCCCGCATGGCGGGTGTGTAGTCAGGGTGGAAAGAAGCCAGGCTGCAGTCGATGCGGCGCTCAGCCTTGGCGGCGTTGGACACCATCGCTGCGAGCAGCGCGGCGTAGAAGACAAGGCAGATCACGGTCAGTGCCCACTTGGCTGCGCGCTTCATGACCGCACCTCCTTGGGTGTGCAGGTGTGGATGTGCACGTCGTCGGGCTTCAAGCGAAACGTCTTGCCGCAGTCGGGGCACGTGACCTTCTTGCCGAAGGTGCGCTCGTAGTTGTCACTGAACTGGTCCAGCGGCACGCTGTATGGTCGGGGCAGCGTCCCCTTTCCTCCGTCGCTCACGTGTTCTTCTCCCGCAGCTTGGCTTCAATGGCACGGGCGAGTATTCCCGCAAGATCGGGCGAAATGACGCAGTTGTGTTCATGAAAAGTCTTTTGTGCTTCCTCATCCGTCAAAGACACCCACGGCTTGCTTGCTGGTGGGGATGTGTAAATCAAAGTTCCATCGGGCAAATCCAATCCAGATGCCGTCCATCGAATGCCGTGCCACGGTTTGCCAGATGAGTCTTTGCCATAGCGATACACTGACCCAGCAGGCTCCTGCTGCTGTGCTGGCTGCTCGGCCAGCGTTTCTTGTTTGGTCATTTGGTCTTCTCCGTCCTGTACTTCTCCCACTGGCGCAAGGTCTCGCCGATGGGCGTCTTGGCGTCGTACTGCACGCGCACGAACTCATCGATGTACTTGCCAACCGACAGCAGCTTTTCGTGCGCCTCGGCTTTCTTCTTGTCCTCGAAGAACTCGCCGTCATCGGTGATGTAGCCGGACACGTTTCTCATGCAGCACCGCCTTTCAAGAGCGGCGTCTTGCGGTAGCACGTGACGCCTTCGTCCCACTCCACCTGGTCCACCATCTCGGCGCAACTGCACTGCTCTCCGCACGGCTTGAACAGAGTCTCGGAGACGAGCAGCCCGTGCTTGTGCGCGAGCTGCTGCAGATCGAAGCCGTCGATGTAGCCCACGTCCGGCCAGTCCTTGAGGATGTCCTGCGCGAAGCCGCGCAGCCTGGCCATCTCGTCGCGCTCGTCGTTGCGGGCGTTGATCGAGGTGACGGCGAGGGCCACCACGCCAAGGCCTGCGCCCAGCATCAAGAGCCCCAGGTTGTAGAGAATGTTCATCGGTTCAGTCCTTTCTTCGTGAGGTCCAGCTCGCGCTGAACGGCGTAGGCCACGCGGCGCCAGTAGACGGCCCGGCCTCGGGCGGTCTCGGTCCGCGCAGCTAGGCGCACCTTGAATTGCTTGCGCGCCTTCTCAAGCGCGGCCTGTGCGGCCTTCACGTCCTTCATGACGCTGGCCTGCCCAGCGGCGTACTGCGCCTTGAGCCGCGCGTCGAACGCTTGGTGGCGCTCGGTCAGCGTGGCCACGGCTTTGCGCAGCTCCTTGATCTCGCCCAGCATGGCTTCGCGGATCATGGTGTTGCTGACACCTTTGGAGGTGTCCATGGCGTCGATGCGCTTATCCCAGCGCACGATCATGACGCCTGCTCCAGCTGGGCCAGGGCGGCCTGCACACCGGCGTAGCCGCCGACGCGCTGCTCACCGAAATAGACCTGCGGCATCTGGCGGATGCCGGGATTCGCTTCGTAGAACGCCTGGCGCTCGGTCTCATCGTCCAGGCTGATCTCGGTGTATGCGCGACCCTTGGTCTGCAGCAGACGCTTGACCGCGTCGCACGCCTGGCACTGGCTCTTCGAGTAAACGATGATCTTCATGCAGCCTCCCGGTACTGAGACCCATTGATCGGCGTGATCCACGCTGCAGCAATGTCGGGTCTGGCTTTCGCGATCCGGCGGCGCACGCGGCGCATGGCGGTGACTCGCTCATGCCGATCCTCGTCAGCCTTGAGTGATTCCCATGCACGACGGCGGCGCACCTTCAGGCCATCGGCCGCAGGGCGAGGCGCGTCGACGCCAGGCCCGAAGGCCCACACCTCGATGGCGTGGCGCTTGGCTCGCTCTTCAATGTCCTTGTCCCAGCGCAATACGTGGACGCGCTTGAGGTCGTGCAGGTGCGCGAGGTACTCAAGCACCCACCGCTTGGAGAGCGGCAGCGCTTGCGCGAGCTGGTGCACATTCATCGGGGACTGAGACAGCAGCGCTTCGATGCGCGCAATGCGCACCTGCGACGCCGCTTTGGTGAACGTCAGCTTCGCCATCACCGCACCCGATGCGTCGTGACGCGTGCCTTCTGCAGGAATGCAACGACGTCGGATTCGAGCCACAGCAGCTGCTTGCTGCCGGGAATCTTCAGGCGCGTGGGCAGCGTCTGCGGGCGGCGACGCACGTCGCTCTTCACGGTCTCAACGCTGCGGCCCAGCAGCTTGGCCAGCTCGTCAGCGCCGATGGTTTTCATGTCGTCCAGTTTCATTTCTTGGTCCTCAAACTTCGAGTTCTACGATTTGATAGCCCCAGGCTCTGCACAGAACCTGGTTGCTTGCGGTTTCTTCGGCGGCTTCGCGGGTCTCAAACTGCATGACGCTGTCGTCTTCGCCCATGATTGCGAGCACGCCTTTGCCGTTCGGGTTTCGGGTGACGATGATGTAGTTCATTTCGTCGGGCTTTCTTTGTATTGCTTGGTCGGGGTGTAGGGGAACGTGATGGGGACGAAGCTGTCGCTGCTTGTGAAGTGCGACTTGTGCTTCTCGCCCGTCTCCGGGTCCGTGTACCAGTCGAAGAACACGACGCCTTCGATGTCGTAGGCCTGGCCGTCGAACCGGTCGGCTTGCTTGAACACGTGACTGCAGCGCTTGTTCTGGAACACGCCGTCGCGCACCTCGGTCCACTCCCAGTCTTCGCCGGTGAGCGGGACGAGTGGCTCAAACATGGCCAGCGTCTTGAACATGTTGATGGCGTAGGGCGCGGTGCTGCCCGAGTGGCCTTCGGCATTGAAGACATTCAGCAGCGTCATGACGTGGTTGCAGATTGCCTCCTGCGTCTCGTCATTGAACTTGCCGTTCTTGTCCATCCAGCCTGCGGCGCGGAACTCCATCAGCGCATGCTTCTCAAGATTGCTCACATTGCACCGCCTTCCTTGGCCAGTCGCGTCAGTTCGCTGGTCATCAGCTCGATCAGGTCGCGGTGGATGTCGTGCTCCCACACGTAAACGGTGTGGCGATGCCCTTGCCATTGGCACTCCGCTCTGAGGTAGCGGACTTCGTAGTACGCGACGGTTGCGCCTTCGTGCTTGGCGATGGTGAGTGGTGCGGCCTCTTTCTTCGGGAAGCGGTATTCGGGCTGGCCCGTGGCCTGGACTCGTCGTCCAGACTCTTGGCCACCGATCAAGACGCAGGTGGCATTCATTCAGCGTCTCCCCTCAGCTCGCCGCGCTCGAAGAGCACGGACATGCCCAGGTAGACCATGGCGCCGAACACCTCGGTCTCGAAGGCCTCGCCTTGGCGTGTGCTTGCAGCCTCTTCCAGCTTCTTCGCGGCCTGGCCGGTGGCAAAGCCTCGGCCGTGCAGCTTCACGTAGTGCACCCACGGCTGCTCCAGGAACGGCGTGCGGGCGCCGCCATGCCGCTCGCCCTTGCCATACATGGCCTGCTTGATGGCGGCCATGAAAAGCGGGTAGAGCGGATGCGCACGCACCTCCGCGTCAGGGTCCGACTTGGCCAGGGCGGCCACCTCGGGCATTGTGTAAAAAGCGTTGTTCATCAATCGATCTCCTTCATGTAGTAACTGGTCTCGAACCCGTCTGCGCGCAGCAGCAGGTCGGGCGCCCATGCGATGGGGCGGCCCATGATTTCTTCCACCTCAGCGAGTTCGCCCAGGCCGTGCGGCACTTCGAGGACGTCTTCGTCGTGCACGGTCATGCACTGATCGAAGCCGCGGTCGTCGAGCAGCAGCATCGACTCGGCCAGGCAGTCACGGGCGATGGCCTGCGTGACGTTCTCGACGAGCTTGCCGCCGTAGGTGGCCAGGCGCGTCCACTGCTTGGTCTTCTGGTCGGTGCCTTCGTAAGTCAGGCTGCCTGCGCTGGCGACCACGTAGCGGCCACCGTTGCTGGTCTCGCGGTACAGGTCTTCCGCTTCGATGCGCGGCTTGACGTAGAAGAGCTTGCGGCCGGAGGGCAGGCGGATGGTCAGGAAGCCCGACTCGTAGGCGAACACCAGCTGCGTGCGGCCACCGGCAATCGGCAGCGTGACGCTGGTCTTGTTCTGCACGGCCTGCTTGGCCACGCGCTCCATGGCGTACCAGAGCTTCACGATCTCGGGGTTGGCCTCACGCCATGCCACCTTGATCGGGTCCAGCTCTTCCTCGGCGATGCCCATGTCCAGGGCGCCCATGGTCTTGAGCGCACCGGCGCCACCCTGATAGCCCAGCGCCAGCTCGGCGATCTTGCCCTTCTGGCGCAGACCGTAGTTCGGCCCTTTGACCTTCTTGCCGTTGACCTTGGCCTGGATCGATTCGATCGGCACCTTGAACATGGTCGAGGCCGATGCCTCGTAGATCATGCCGTGCGTGGCGAACACGTCCAGGCGCCACTGGCACCAGGCCAGCCAGGCGATCACGCGTGCTTCGATGGCGCTGAAGTCGGCCACGACGAAGCGAGAGCCAGTGCCCGCGACGAACGCGGTGCGGATGAGCTGCGACAAGGTGTCTGGCACCGTGCCGAACATCAGCTCCAGCAGCTCGTACTCGCGCTCGCGCAGCAGGTTGCGGGCGAGGTCCAGGTCGCGCAGCTTGTTCTGCGGCAGGTTCTGCACCTGCACCAGGCGACCAGCCCAGCGGCCGGTACGGTTGGCACCGTAGAACTGGGTCAGGCCGCGGATGCGGTGGTCCTTGCCGACGGCGCGGGCCATGGCGTGGAACTTGGACACGGACGTCTTGGCCAGCTCCTGGCGCAGGGCCAGCACGCGCTCGATCACGTCGCCAGGCTTGCCTTCCAGCAGCTTGGCCACGGTCTTCTTCTTGACGTCGCTCAGCTCCTCGCCGTCCTCCAGCTCTTCGTTGAGCCAGTCCAGCAGCTGCGTGCGGCTGTTCGGATTGGACAGGCCCGTGATGGCCATGGCCTCTTCCATGAGGCGCTGCTTGACGATGGCGTCGCACTCGATGGCCGCATGGATCAGGGGCACGTCGACCTGGATGCCGCGCGTGTTCATCTTCTGATCGAGGAACCACAGGCGCCACTCTTTGTCGGGCACCGGGAACTTGGCGATGCGGCGGGCCACCTCGCGCTCGGTCTCCACGTCGCGGCGGCAGTACTCGATGAAGAGCTGCCACTTGGCCGGGTCGTGGTGGGGCAGGTTGCGCGTGCGCTCGCCGTTCTTCTTGGTCGGCTTGCACGGGATGCAGAAGTAGCGGATCAGCGACCAGCCGATGTTCATCTTCTGCTTGTCGCCGGTCAGGCCGATCACCTTGCCGACGTCAGCCAGGTTGCCCGGCATGCCGAGGTACAGGGCATGCACGGAGGTGCAGCGCCACTGCTCGACTTCGAGCTGCACGGCCATGTGCTTGGACAGACACGCGATCTCGAAGGCCGCGTTGTAGGCGGTCTTGGTCACCTCGGGGTCGCGCAGGTCGGCGAGGACGGCGCGGGGAATCTGTTCGCCCTGGGCCAGGTCGATCACGGTGACCGGCTGATCGTCGTAGGCGTACGCGAACAGCAGGATTTCAAACTCGGAAGGCTCGACGTACTTGTGCACGCCGCACTTCTTCAGGTCGACGGGGCTGTAGGTCTCCAGGTCGATGCGCAGGGTCTTGCCGCGCTGCTCGCCGACGCTGGCCGCGACGGGCCGCCCGGCCATCGTTGCGCGTTCTTCGTCGGTGGGCAGGCGTGCGGGACGTGCGGGCTTGCCCGTGACCTTGCACAGGCGCTGCGGGTTCTGAACCAGCACGTTGCGCGAGCGCAGCGCGTTGACCAGGCTCGATGTGATGTTCACGCCCAGGCCTGTCGCTTCGCTCAGCTCCTGCAGGGTGTAGTCGTGGCCAGGCTTGATGGCGGCCAGCACTTGTTGTTCGTGCGTCATGCGTCACCCCCACTTACCACGGTGGTAAGCCCTGCTGTCGCGTGAGGACGAGCGCACACTTGCATCTGCCGACGCGATACTCCGCGCGGAAGATCAAACACTGGGGGAGTGATGGAGAAGCGCAGGCTGCGGGCACCGCTGGACAGGCGTCGCATGGCGCCAGCGGTGGTGCTGCTGGGCTGGACAAAGACCGGCAGGCCGGTCGCTTCAATACCGCTGCGATCACCCGAGGCGATTGAAGCCAGGGCAAAAATCTGGCGGCGCAAGGGATACCGCGTGTCGACGTTGGTGGAATGGGACTTCATGTGATGTGTTGTCGTTGTCTTTGGTGAGGGGCCAGTAGCCCCTCGCCAAAAACACCCCCGAAGGGGTGCGTCCATCAGGACAGCGGATCAGGGTCAGCCGGTGGGGCTTCATCCTTCTTCGCCTTGGCTGCCTTCTTGGCGGCCTTCTCAGCCTCGGCCTTGGCCTTGGACTCTTCGGCCAGCTGGTTGGCCGCAGCGTCGCGCAGCTGCTGCAGCTGGAAGTTGAACTGGGCTTCCAGCTCGCGGTACAGCGGGTCGCTCGCTTCGCGGGGCAGCTTGTTCAAGCCAGCCAGGATCAAGTCCATGCCCGCGGGCGTGACCTGCAAAGTCACAACGATGGGCTGGTTCATGCTGCAGGCTCCTCAGCGGCTGGTGCTGCCTTCTTCTTGGAAGCCTTGGTGACTTCCTCAGTCTTGGCGGCCTGGCCCAGCTGGTAGGGCATCCACTCGGCGTGGCCAGTGGCGGGGGTCTCATCGCCCTCCTGAACCAGGGTCACGTTCAGGCGTGCAGAGACGCTGGCGTGCTGGCTGAACACGGCCAGGTTGATGGTGCCGTCGTCGTTGACTGCAGTGATGATGGCCGCCAGCGGTGCGCCGGTGGTTGCGATGCCGTCGTCGGCGCTCGCGAAGAAGTAGACGATGCGGCCTACGGTTGGTGCAATGTGAGTCATGGTGATTTCCTTTCGGGAGGGTTGAGGGATTATTTGACGTGGATGAATGGGGTGACGCCGCCAGCGTTCGTGGTGGGCAGCTTGCCGTCCCACTTCTCGATCGCTTTGAGCTGAACGTACTCGGCGCCGCCTTGCGAGGTCACGGCTGCAGCGCGCAGGCGGATCGCGTCGGC